TTATTGATTACCGAAATAACGTTCTAGTGCAATATCGCAATATTGGCGCAGTTCCCGAATATTATCATCCGTCAGCTGTTTAACAATTTGCTTGTCCAGTTGAATTACTCCCATGTATTTTGAATGGTGCATGAAATTCATGTCTTCAAATCGTTTAAAAGGCATTGCCAATATCAATCGTTCCACATCCTTCTCAGTGTATCCGCCTTTGGTGAAAATACACTTCTTCTTTTCGGCCGGCAATCCCCGTTCTATTCTCTCTTCATAAAAAGCTGCAAATTCCTGAACGACATCTTCAATCCGTGCTTCACCATCTTCATTCATATGCTCTAAAAAAGCTTTGATAAATACGGGTTTATAGGAATAACTCATATTCATCTTCTTGGCCATATCCATAAACATCTGCTTGATGTTCGCGGATGTAATCTGCTTCCAGCCAAATTCTTTACACAGTTGTGGAATACGATGGGGCTCAAAATATTTAAACGTTCGATGCTCGCTAATCGGGACTTCCATATCCGGTTTTATTTTTCCGTCACGAATATAACGGTCAATTGTTTCACTTTGCGCGCTGACACGTCTAGTCAACTCTAATTGTGAAATCATATTCTGAGCTTTATCCTGCCAATTAAATAAGTCAATAACCTCATAATCCATGGCATGAATCGGGAAATCGACCAATGCTTCCGGTTTCTCACCTTTGGTAAACAAAGATTTATCCCATTGAATGTCATGTTTTTTGCCAAGGATCATGCCTCCCGGGCAATACTCAGCAACATGAAATAATCGATGCATTGAATACGGACAATTAAACATATTTGCATTGTCCACAAAGTCAAACACCATAAGATATTCTTTCCCGTCACACGTCCGCATTCCTCTGCCTAACTGTTGTATATAGATTGTCTTCGACATGGTTGGACGCGCCATAAACAATACTTCTGTATGCGGACTATCCCAACCTTCATTTAATAAGTCGCAGGCGCAAAGTACTGAAATATCTCCATTCTCATAATCGCGCAAAATCTTTTTCCGTTCTATGGTTTTCACGGAACCGGAAATACTTTCCGCCCGAATCCCCTTCTGTCGAAACAAATTGGCTACCTGATTTGCATGATTTACTGATGTGCAAAAAACAACCGTGGATTTACCTTTCACATATTCCAGATAGGTATCCACAATAAGCTGATTTCGGCCGGGGACCATAATCTTTGTTTCCAGGTCAAGTGAATTATATCTAAAGCCGTTTATTCTTACATCTTGCAGGTCAATATTAGTCTTAACGCGAATACAGCGCACCGGTACCAGCACGCCGTTTTCAACCGCTTCCTGAATATCCAGTTTATGCGCTACATGTTGAAAAATATCCAGCAAATCTTCTCCATCTGCTCTTTCCGGCGTGGCTGTTAATCCCAAAGTGAATCTGGTTTTAAAGAAAGACAGAATCTTTTTGTATGTATCTGCTGATGCGTGATGGCATTCATCAATGATAAGATATCCAAATTCATCTGCGTTAAACGCATCTAAATTACGAACTATGCTTTGAATGCTGCCGCAAACCACATATGTATCTGTATCGTGCTCGTCCTCGATATATTTTCCCACGCTTACTTCCGGCCATAACTTCAAGAAATTATGATAGCCCTGAAGGACTAATTCTTTCGTATGAGCGAGAAAAAGTGTTCGTTTTCCCACCGCTTTTGCATCAAGAATACCAATAGCAGATTTACCTGAACCTGTTGCGCCTTGGACAAGAGCAATCGTGTGCCCATCCATGCGCATCTGTTTCAGATTATCCAATGCCTCTTCTTGATGCTCACGCAGCGAAAAAACTTTCCCTTTCTGTTCCGGCATTATATCATCAATAAAAAACAACGCCGGAGATGTGCCCAGGAAGGTAACCAATTCGTCCTTTACACGTTCCGGAGTTTTTTCCAACTGCGCATCTGTCCAGCGATACACCTTCCAGCCGTCATAAATCAGACTGTTCTGTTTTAACAAATCATCTAAATATTTATCTTCCGACACTTTAGCAGGGTTATGCCATGTATTTCCGTCTATTTCAAAGGCAATCTTTCCCTCTTTATCTCTAATCGCAAAGTCAATTGTACGGTGTTTTCCGTAAATATCAAGAAATGGAAACTGCAAATAGACGTATTGACCTTTTTCTGGGCCAAATACGTCACAAAACAGTTGTACAAATTTCTCTTCTGCGCTGCTGTTTCCTGCATTGCTTGCATATTTGGTAGGCATATGTTTCTCCATTACCGCACAAAGATACATCGAATGATTCAAATACAACAAAGTATAATATATATATTATACCAAATTTTAGTAGTAAATACAACTCGACTTATATTTCTTTAAGTAATCGCTCAATGTGCATCTGATCATATGCTGTCAAAAATACTTTCATATAAAAGAACCCGATGATCAGTAAAAGAAATCTTCGGGTTCCTTCATCAAATTAATTAATTTTTACATTTTGTGAATATAATATGATCTTTCATTATCAAGTAACTACACCGTTCTTTTCATTCCTCCATCTCCACTTCCTCATAAAAATCAAACCAGAACTCCATCTGCACAATTCCATCAATATCCGTGGGACTGCCATCCCCCACATCCACAGACAGCTTTACATCTACATCGTCAGCCGATTCAGTCAGCCTGTCCAGTATCTGTTTCTCTTCACCAGCAAAGGCCATGTCATCGCCGACCAGAATAATGGAAGCTGTGAGATTTTCCACATTTACCAGAAGATTTGCTCTGACTGCCCTTGCCAGCTCAATCGCTTCGTTCACCAGTCCCCTGAACTCGCTGTATTTTTTCGGATTGGCAATCGTACAAATCGGCGGCTGGTCAGCCGGAAATGTGTTCTTCGATTCATCCATGACCTCGGAGATCCATTCCATATAAGCACTCTCTTCCTCAACATCTGTCTCTTCAGCCCCGGCATCTGATCTGTCCTCTGACAAATACAGAGCTTCCTGATGTCGGCGCATTTTCTCCAGCTGCTGTTCCCATTCCGCTTTTGCTTCTGAATAAAAATACCGTTCAATCTTCATTGCTGCCGCCTCCCGATCAGAATATGATAGATGTTACGGAGACTGATCTTCCGTCAGTTCCAGTATCAGCCTTACTCCAACTTTTACACCTTCCATAAACGCTGCACGCTCGCACTCCGCACAAACACTGCTAACGATTGTCATGAGGGATTCTACGGTTTCTCTGCAGGAATCCCCCGTTTCCCCCAGAGAACTCATGAGCTGATGTTCCAGTTCTGCAAATTGCCTGCGAAGCTCCTCATTTTCCACGGGCTCATATTCCGTAAAGAAATGATAAAGTAACTCAAGCATGGAATCCACATCCCCATGGTAATCCACCGGATGTTCGGCGAGATAGCTTCTCCATTTTTTCATAACCTCTCCGGCTGCACCGGAACACAAACCGTTTCGTTTCATTTTCACATCAGCCTCCACCTGTCTCTTGATTTGGTGTGATGATGTTACCTCTGTTTTAAGTCAATATCCAGTAGCTAATTTGCCGAATTATTCCCCTGACAGAGCCATTATACTATATTGTGAATATATCCACAATATCCAATTTATATTGGGCATTCTATAATGAACGTATCCCACATAAGGCGGTGATTGTGATTATAGATTTCAGCCCACTATGGCGTACCATGAAGGAAAAGAACGTGACACAATACCAGCTTCTCAAGCAGGGCATTGATAACAAAACGCTGGATTCCTTTAAGAAAAACAAAAACATCACCCTGCTCACCTTGGAAAAGCTGTGCCGGATTTTAGACTGTACCCCCAATGATATTGTTCAATTTGTGGATAACGAGTAATGCTGTCGAATTTTTGTTCGGCGGCTTTTTTTTGCGCAAAAAAAAGCCGGCAGATGCGGCCTATTTCTCGATGCCGTACCTGCCGGTTCGCTTTCACGATGTTTTTCTGTTTTCTTCTGTCCGCCAGAACCGGTCATGAATATAGCAGGAATGACAGCAGTATTTTCTCTCTTTATTTCCATAAGAAATAAACTGACGGCCACAGTATGCGCAGGTTAAATGGTAATTGGCGCTTTCCTGCCGCATGATATCCTCTGGATGTGCCGACCACCATTCCCTCCTGCACCGCTCCGAACAGAATTTCCTCCGCCGTCCTGTTTTCGGCTGAATCACTTTCTCACCGCAATTCGGACACAGTCTGACAGCTGTTGTATCAATTCGTTCCATTGTATCGCTCCCTTCCCGAAAGGAAACGGACGACGGTACAGCGTTTTCTGCTGTCCTATCGTCCGTTCACTCTACAAATCATTTCATTATTCCCCGCCGCACGCAACCTCAGTGCCATCCAGAAAGACAACCTTCAGCACGCCATCTTCATACACAACGATGTGGCTCAGCGTAGCCAGCATGACATCTATGTCCATTGCATCATTCTCACTGGCTCCGGCAGATAATTCCTGAAACCGTTTTCCCCGATAGCGTACAAGCGGGTTTTCATCATTCTCCATACGGCGCCATTTCTGCATAAGCGCATCCTGATTTTCCAATATCGCATTCCACGCCATGTGATATGCTTTTTCCAGAACAGCTTCATCCAGATGCCGGTTTTCACAGCCAATCACGCCTTTGACCCGATACCGTTCACTGCACTGCCAGACCTTCCGCACGCCCTTTGTGCTGGTCCAGCCTTTGCGCACATAAGCCTTTCCACAGCTCCCGCATATAACCTTGCCGGAAAACGGATTTTGTGCCGTGTTCTGGGAATAAAATTTCAAGCCGTGCTCTTCCCGGTATTTCCTCCGCCGTTCCTGCTCCAGCTGAACTGCCTCCCACATCCACGGCTCGATAATCGCTTCATGATCGTCATGAATCACGGTTTTCCGCAGTTCTCCATCGTTGTTCTTGCGCTTCTTGGTCAGGAAATCTACGGTATAACTTTTCTGGAGGATTGCGTCGCCTTTATATTTTTCGTTTCTCAGCATACTCTCCAGCGTAGTGGTCTGCCATTTCGTCCTGCCATCCCAGTTTTTAATATGTTCCTGTTCAAAAATACGGGCGATGTAATTTGTGGTCTTGCCATCCAGAAATTCCCGATACAATCTCTGCACAATTTTCGCCTGCCGCGGATTGACTACCAGATTGCCGTTCTTATCCCGGTCATAGCCTAGAAAGCGCTTGGTTGCAATCGTATACTGCCCCTGCTCAAAGCGCCGGCGGATACCCCATGCGGAGTTTTCTGAAATTGACCGGCTCTCATCCTGTGCCAGCGAGGAGAGGATTGTGAGCAAAACCTCTCCCTTTGCATCCAGCGTGTTGATGTTCTCCTTTTCAAATATTATGCCGATTCCAATCCCTTTCAGCTCACGGACATAGTTCAGACAATCCAGCGTATTCCGGGCAAACCTGCTGATGGATTTCGTGATAATCAGGTCGATCTTATGTGCCCGGCAGTCTTCAATCATACGGTTAAAAGCATCCCGCTTCTTTGTACTGGTGCCTGTGATTCCCTCATCCGCATAAATATCAACGTATTCATACTGGGGATTGCTCTGAATATATTTCCTGTAGTAGGAAACCTGATTTTCATAGCTTGATTGCTGTTCTTCTTGGTCGGTTGACACTCGGCAATATGCGGCTACCCGGATCTTCTCGGATAACCGGTTCTCTGTGGATGCCTGCGTCAAAGTCTGCTTTGCTGGTATAACAGTAATGCTTCTCGCCATCGCGTATAACCTCCTCTACAACTGTTTTTTCTGTAATTGGGGGAATCTCTTCGTCCCGCACATGAACGCCTTTGCAGGCGGCTTTTCCGTGCAGGATATACGTACTGCACCACCATTCAATGCGCTTATTGTGCACTTGCTTGCGCCGGAGCGTTGTGCCGCAGTAGGGGCAGAACAGCATCCCGCTCAGCGGATATCGGTTGCTGTATTTCTGAGAGCCGGACATGCCGCGCTTTTCTCTTCGCGCCGCCATAATGCGCTGTACCTCGTCCCATTCCTCCACGGTCACAATCGGTTCATGATCCTCCGCAATATAATAGGACTGCACCTCGCCGTTGTTGCGCACGCTCCGGTTGCGTATATTTTCCGGCGTGTAATATTTCTGGAGCAGATAATCGCCTTTGTATTTCTCATTGCGGAGCATGTCCAAAATCGTCCGGTCTGCCCATTTGCCGCCGCGCACAGTCGGCACGCCTTCCTGATTGAATATCTGCGCAATACGGAACGCGCCGTATCCGCTCAGGTACATGTGGAAAATCCGTCTGACGATTGCCGCCTGTTCCGGGTTGACCACCAGTTCCCCGTATTCGTTTTTATCATATCCCATGAAGCAGGTTGTGTTAATGATAGGCTCCCCGTGTTCAAACCGTTTGCGCACCGTCCACCGGTTGTTCTCGCTTGTACTGCGGGATTCCTCCTGCGCAAAGGATGCAAGGACAGCCAGCATCAGTTCGCCCTCATGGGAAAGCGTGTGGATATTCTGCTCCTCAAACAAAATACCGACACCCAGTTCCTTCAGCTCACGGACGTACTTCAGGACGGTGACGGTATTTCTTGCGAATCTCGATATGGACTTTGTCAGAATTAAATCAATGCGATGCTCCCTTGCATCCTGCAGCATGTTCTGAAATGCAGGCCGATGCTCACTGTAGCCGGAAATGCCCTGATCGGCGTAAACCCCCACGAACTCATATTCCGGATTTGAGGAAATCAGCCGTTCATAGGTTATGCTCTGATTGTCCAGTGAGTCCTCCTGTGCATCACTGGCCGTGGACACACGGGCATAGGCGCAGACTCGGAGCTTCGGTCGTTTTGCCTGCGTATCCGCCCCTAAAATCTCAATCTTCACGTTGCCTTCCTCCTGTTTTTTTGGTATGACATATATCACTCAAACCGGCCTGAAAGTCAAGCATTTTCATCCTTTTTCTCTGTTTTCGGAAACAGGTCAGCGCAAAAAGAAAACCGGGCGATGCAGTGCTGCACCGCCCCATTTCCTCAAATGCGCTTCGCGTAGTCCAGCGAAATCCAGCCTGCGCCAGATTTCAGCTTGCCCCATCCGGCTTTTGAGCCTGTGCCGGACTTTGTTTCGGTGATCGTGAACACGCCCTTGCCGGTCTTTTTTCCGGTCCTGGCATAGTTCGTACCCGGCCCCTTGCGGATGTTCAAATTCGAAATAGAGACCTGAACCTTGAATGACGACGCTGAGACGGGAGCGCTGGTGGATGCATTCGGCTTGCCGTTCAGAATCGATTTCACTTCCGCCTTGAACGCCGTCCACTCCGCATTGCCGTTTCCTGCCATCTGTGCCGGACAGTTTTTGCCGGTGACATCCCAGTGGCGGAGCACATAGGTATCTACCTGCCCTGCCGTAATGCCCAGCAGCCTGCAAAGATACGCACAGAGATATGCCGCATTCTGTTTCGTCTTCGCGCTGACCTTATAGCCGCCGCTGGTGCACATTTCGATGCCAATGGAATTCGTGTTGCGGCAGGTCTTGTGCTTATAAGAATTTGCGCCGACATGCCATGCACGATCCTTCAGCTTGACAGACTGCATAATATGCGTATCATCCGCAAAGAAATGTGCTGATGCGCCGCGTCCGCCTGTTTTGAAATAATTGCAGTTTGCGGCTGCGGTATCACTGGAATTTCCCGTGTAATGAATCACGATATAGGAAGCCACGCGGCTCGCGCAAGCCGCATAATTCTGAGACGAGCAGGCAGACTGTGTCACCGCGATTCCATTGATTTTATCGGAAATCCATCCAGTTGTAATTGTTTTACTCATTGTCAATATCCTCCTGTTCCGCGTCCTCATGCAGCTGTTCCAGTACATTCAGCATCCTTGCCGGAACCGGCAGGCCTAAGTGACCGGCGTTCTCGAGTACAGATACGCCTTCATTCGAGATATAGAAAAACAGCACCGCCGTGCGAAGAACACAGCCGGTGCCAATCACATGCATATCCAGAATATTTGCCATGCCCACCAGAACAAAGATCAGTACCTTCCGGCAGATTCCTTTGAATCCGACCTCGCTGGACAGCCGTTTGTCCGAAACGGCGCACATCACGCCGGTGACATAATCCGCGATGACAAATGCAATCAGCGCATACATCAGTCCATCGCATTCGCCCAGAAACCAGCCCAGCCAGCCGCCAATGACGGCAAACACCAGCTGGATTCCATTCCAAAATTCCTTCATAAACAATTCCTCCATTATTTGATTTCTTCTATCTGAAAAGCGGCTGTCCGAAGACAGCCGCCTGTGTTGTTATGCCGTGCGCTTCCAGACGTAGACCGCGAGATACGGTGGCATGTTGTTGTGCGCAGAAGACCCTCCGGTTTTGTCCAGCGCAACCGTCGCACCCCATGTTTTGACCGGAGACGAATTGTTCACAGAACCTACCGTGAGTGCATAGGTTCCATAAGTCGGTGTCCAGCTCGTTGTGCCGGAGCTGTTGTACACGTAAGACCGATGGGAATGTGACGGCATTTCAGAGGTGGTCAGCTTGTGTGTCGCTTCGCCGCCTGTGCTTCCGGCTGTGTACGTGTCACCGGCAGAAAGCAGAAATTTATCCTTGATGCGCTCCCATGTGCCGCCCCATGCCGTTGCCGGGTCGAAATTTCCATCGGTTGTTTCATAGATTGTGCCGACCGGATGGCAGTAATCCAGCATGGAGGTTGCCGCATCGGAATTAAACGCCAGTTTTCCGCGAAAGATGGCAGGCAGATTGACGTCAAAGCCCTCTGTATCCGCAACCTTGCCGAATGCAATTCCCATACCGCCCTTCAGGAAAGAAAACAGTGTCATCGCAGCCGGGCCTTTGCCGGTACAGGCGAAAGACCGAAAAGCATCGGTTGCAGTCAAAATAATGTCATATGCCGCAGCTTTATCTGCTGAAAACTTGTATGTGCCATTTGAAACGGAAAATTTTCCGGCATAGCTGGTCAAAGTAACGGCCGTATAGCTTGCTGCCGTTGTTTTCTTGTATTGCAGCTTGTACGCCGCCGTATTTGCTGTACTTGCAGCAGCACCAAAGTCTGTGATGGATGCCGAAAATGTGACCTTAAGATATGTGCCTGTAGCAGACAAATTTCCAGACGAATCACACCGCTTTGCGGTAAATGCCGTGATTGCCGGCGGCGAATATGCAACAACCGTAATCGATTGTGTTGTACTCGCCGTGCGCCCACGGGAATCCGTCACAGATGCCGTAATCGTCAGACTTCCCGTACTCGTCAGTGCATCAGAAACCACCGCCGCTGACGTTCCGGCTGTATATTTCTTCCCGTCAATTGTCGCATCATAGCCGGATGCTGTCGCGCTGTACTGCATCGTAACCGTTGCTGTGACCTTCACACAGGACAATCCCTGAATATATGCACCATATGTCGATGCATAGCCGTTATTGTCTGAAACTGCGATGGAAATCGACGGCTTCACACTCGCCGGAATAGCACAGGTAATCGTTTTCGATGAGCTTCCCAGTGCTGTGCTGCCGGAATAGGTCTGGATGGTAAACGTCACAGACACTGATGTACCGGACGGTGCCTGAGAAGCCAGTGTGAGCGGAGGTGTCCATGAGATGCTTGTACTGCCGGATTGTGTACAGACGGTACCGGATGCGGAACCACACGTATATGTGATGGTATGCGTAAAGCTGGAATCTGCTTTGGTCACAGTCAATGTCTGCGCTGTTCCCAATGTGCCGTTGCTGGCAGATAACGTGTTGGATCGTGCAATTTTTGTCAGCGTTGCCGAGCCGGAGGTTGACACATTCGATACATAGCTGCCGGACAGCGTTACCTGAATATCAAGAGAACATGAGATCGAAATTGTTTTGCTGCCATCTGTGCCGTGTGTGATATCTGCTACCGTCCTGGTCATCAGCGTCTTTGTTTCGCCGCCACTGATGCCCACTGTGCAGGTGCTTGAATATTTTGTTCCGTTGATTGTCAGGCTTATTGTCTTGGATGCAGAGGAAGAAATATGATATGATCCTGTGGCTTTCAGCTTTGCCGTAACCGTGATATCACTCTGATTGTTCGGTGCGTCCACATTACTTTCTGTCCACTCCACAAGCAGCGTATAGCCTGTGCTGAATACCTTAGAAAAACTTCCTGATGCTGCCATGTCAATCACACTCCTACATATTCGCAGTTCAGATTGCCGGAGCTGTCCAGCATAAGCTGATAGCCGAACAGCTTGAGCCGGTCTGTGACCGTCAGCTCCGGCGTATGCACTTCGCCGCCTGCAATCCATAGCACTTCCACATCATTGACTGTCATGCTGTAGCGGTCATTGTCGATAATGACCTTATATGGGTTATCTACCTGTCCGATCGTCAGACCATTGACGCTGAATGTGAAATATTTCGTGATTGTATTGAACTTCTCCTGTAAATCACCGTTGATTCTGGTCAGCTCCGAAGTGACATCAGAGAAATTCAATGAAATCTGGTCTGACAGAATCTTCAGCTGTGCTTCGGTGGATTCCCGGAACTGTGTGAAATCACCTGTTTCGGTGTAATCCGTCAGAGCAGAAAAAAGTATTTCCTGACAGGTGTTAACCAGAGAGGTGCTCTGTTCCACAATACTTTCGCGGAGTTCTTCTGCGGTTGTATCAATGACCTGCCTGGTATCCTCCGGAGCGGGCGTCCAGTCAGTCGGTACATTTCCGATTTCCACTTTAATATTCTTAGCGTATACCGTCGCAGTGGTGCTGTATCCTGTTCCGCTGGCGGAATTACTGCGGACAGCAACCTGTTCAATAAAATCACTCGTTTGTACATCAATCACGACGGAAAAACGCTGATATTCCATCCCGACATTCCGAATGCTTGCTTTTTTGTTACAGCTGCTTCCGGTGCCGTCTATGACCTTCCGAATATATACGTCAATCGTCACTCCATCGATATCAGAGCAGGTATCCAGTGAAACAGTCACTGTCCTGCCGGAAACAGCTTTTTTGCCATACTCTGAAAGTGCATAGGTTCGGTACATATTTTTCACTGAAAGCTCAGTGTCAGAGTTCAGAACCAAATTTCTGCCACCGATTTCAATATCTGTCATGTCTGTAAAGGTCGACTGGCAGGAGGTTAAAATCGCCACGCCAATCACCTACTTTGACACATCGCATTGCAGCGTCGCAAGGCTGTCGATCTCATCTGCTGACAGGTAGATGACCTTCCCGGTTTTATCAAAAGCGGCGGCATTGCCGTTCTTGTCCTGCTTGTACCAGGTGTAGGTCAGCTCCTGTGTTTCGGTTGCCGCCGCCCAAGCGGAGCCGCTGTATTTCATCAGCGTGACAGTCTTTGCTGTATGGTCAATTTTGTACCAGAACGCGCCAGATGCCGGGCTGGACGGGGCAGTTTCTGAAATCGCACCCTTCAAGGCATCAACCTCCTGCTGGTTGGTGCGCACAATTACGTATGGCACGACACCGCCGAGGTTGTTTTTGACTGTAAAGCCGCCAATCGAGAGCATTTCCGACACATATGGGTCGGATTTGTCCTCCACAGTGATAACATCGACGTAGGCTTTGCTGTTGTATGTCATCGTACAGCGGTATGACTGGATATTCACGATATCAGCGCCGCTGACCGTGTATGTGGCAGAGGCCGCGCTGGAGATATCCTGCCAGCTGCCAGATACATATTTCGCCCATTGATAAGCCGCACCGCTCGTAATTTCTGTACTGCCGTTGTACGCCGCAGTTGCCAGCGTGAGTGTGCCGGACTGGTTCTGTACGACTGTGCCGTTCGGCGCGTAAACAGAAAACACGATGGCATTCGCGCCGGTGTTACCTTTGACGGACTTTGACCAGCCAAATTTCTTCACTACCGATTTACCGGAGATGGTAAAGGTCAGGTCAATCGTGCCGTTCATCACGCTCGCGCCGCCCAGCGTACCGTTCGCCGCAAAGGTCAGGACAACCGAGCCGGAGGCACTTGCTGTCGCGGCTGTGTTGGATTTGGTGGTTACGCCGGACGGCAGGGTGCCCACGGCACACGTGCACGCGGTCTGCGTGATACCGATATATCCGGTAAATGGAATGGTCACATCAACAGCTGACTGCACCAGCCCGCCATTCGTGCAGGCAATGGTCTGTGATTCGTTGCCCAGGATGACGGAAAGGCCACCTGTTCCGGTGTCTCCCTTGTCACCTGCCGCGCCCGTATCGCCCTTCGCGCCGTCATAGATTTTTGTGATTGTGACGGTATCATACACATCCGCATCGTCCGTCACCAGCCGGATCTGTGCCACGTTGTCCACAAATACCGCGTGGGACGGCTTGACTACCAGCGTGCCGCCGGTGATGCTGGTGTTATCCGTAGTAGTCGGATAATCTGCCCACACATCCGCGCTGCTTTTGTACTGCCACTTGCTGATGGACACGCCCTGCACCTGTGCGGTCAAGGTCGCCTGCGTTGCGCCGACGAGGGTGGAGCTGGTGTTGTATTTGAATACATAGGTGTCCGCTGTGACATAGGCAAGCCGCGCATTTTCCGCATTTTTCACCAGCGTAAACGTGATATCCGAGGTAATATTGACGGTGTTTTTTGTCTCCGCATCGTAATAGCTGATGTAACAGAGATAGGTCAGCATGCCGGAAGCCGCCGCAGACAGCTTGTTTTCACTGACGGTTAAAATACCGCCGGATGCCGATTCCCCGGACGCAAGCGCCGATTCCGCGCCCGCACCGTCTTTGCGCTTCCATGTGATGGTCAATCCGGTCGATCCGAGCGCAACGCTGGTCTGATCGAGAAATATAACCGGTGTCAGCTTGAGATTGCCGGAGTCCCAGCTCGGCGCATAGGTGTGCGGCAGGACATTTGGGTCTTCCACCTGCGTTTTCGGAAGATTGGATGTGATATACGCGGACAGCTTCCGCTGGTCTGTAATATCTACAAATGTCTGCTGAGATGAGGTTAAAACTGCCATATTTTCACTCCTGAATATTGACTTCACAGCGAAAAGACGCATTGTCCTGTACATCCTCCGTTGTGACTGTGATGGATTTCATTCCGACATGATAACTGTCCCATTCCGCGTCGGCGGCTTCATCCGAAGAACTGCGGTGCCAGGCAAAACAGGACGCATCCAGCTTTGCAGTGATCTCTGTATTCCACGCGTACACATGGGCGGACAGTACCGCCGTCATGCCCTTGTCTGTGAAAATACAAGAGCCTTTGGTGATGATTTCGACCCGGTACAGCTGTTTGCGCTCCGTCGAGGAAATCTGCTCTTCCAGCTCGATTTTTACGTTTTGCACGAGCTTTTCCGGGTTTTGCTTCGCTGTGATGGACGCAATTCCGGCGCGCTCCGCGCCAATGGTGATGGTGTTGCCCGAAGCGTTCAGGTAATCCCGCGTCCTGCCGGTACACAGGAAGGTGTCATCCAGCCCATGGGGAGCGGATTTGCAGACCACATACTGTCTGGCGTGAATATCATCGATATCCGCGCCGGTAATGGATTCGTCTATGATGGTCAGTTCGATACTGCTGATGCCTTTGGACAGGATTTTCACCCGCACCTTCGCCTTGGTCAGAAGATTCTGCGGAAGTGTGACATCCTCCCAGATTTCCGTTGTCCAGATCCAGCCGATCTCCTCCACCGCCGCTTCGTCGCAGACGTAATTTTTCCCATCGTTAACAGAGTCTATGGTCACGCGCTGATCCGTTTCGGTTTCGTTGCCGTCTTCATCGGTTTCCGTGATCTTTGCGCCGAACGGGATGATCGCCGTCACACGGTCTTCGTGGGATTCTTCTATTTTCACATCGAGCAGGTTCTTTCCGAACTCCACTGTCTGCGCGGAACGCACATCAAAATCCGCAAGCCAGTCGAGATAATTCCCGTCGCTCTCATACCGCACCCGCAGATATCCGCCGTGCGTATACAGCAGTTTGGACTTGACCGCGCTCATGGTGTCCAGATACTCCGACGAACTGCGGTTGATATAATCATTGGAATCCGTGACGGTGACATCACCCAGAATAAATTGTTTCCGGCTTTCGACGGAGGAATTGTGGTTGTTTAGGAACAGCTCCAGCAGGCCGCACAGGCTTCCGGTATATGAAAACGGCGGCTGTTGACTGTCGCGCAGATACGCCAGCGCCGCCTCACACTGCCATGAATGCGTGTTGTAAAAATCCGTTCCGATGTCCAACGCCCTGCCCTTAAATACAATGGCATCGCCATATTTGCACATGATTTCGGATGCCATCGGCTGAATCCGCGACAGATAGGGATGGTCATGCGGCGCGGAAAGCGTGAAGCTGTCCACGCCCTCTGCGTCCTCTGTCAGCTTTGCTTCTGTGATGGACAGCTGAGACAGATGCGGATGGTAAAACAACGCACCGTCCACATAGACGCGAAACAGCTTCATAACCGTCCCTCCCGATAGCGGAAGGTGGTCGTGCCTGCGCCGGAAACGGTAATTGTGTTGCTTCCGGCCTGAAGCTCCAGCTCCAGAATCGTCCATGTGCCTGCGCTCAGCGTCTTGGTAAAGGAATCTCCGGAAACCGACCACGACAGTGTTGTCTGGGCAGTTGTCGTAACCGTCGGAACAACCGGCATGAAATCATTGTCCAGGACAATCGAGGCGTTTCCGATCACGGACTGCACAGTCTCGGTGATATGGTACAGATAGGCGTCGGCATCCGTGCAGGAGATAGTCAGAATCCCTTTTCCGGCGAGTGCGTCATAGGACGGCTGAATCAGGAGTGTGCCAACCGCATAGACCTCCGGGTCTTCGCTTTTTGTCACGTGCACCAGCCGCCCATTGAACCGATTTACCATATCAGAACTTCGTTCGATAAAACGAGCGTGCGTTCCGAGCATCGACAGAACCACGGTAAATTCCCGCGGCTGGTATGAAATCCTGCCAAGTGCTTCGGCATAGCGGATGGGCGAATTCCGTCCCGGCACCGTGAGAATGTCGTTTTGTGGCTGCGGCGCAGGAAAGTCGACCGATTCCCGAAGCCAGCCGCACGACAGCATGGAAATATCATCAAAATAAATGTCAGGAATCATATCGTTGCCCTCCTTTTCTGCTTTTGCAGTCTGCCCAGTCCGGCATCAATACCGGGCAGCAGCCTGCCGATGAGCGTGCCGTCATCCAGATAAATCCCCTTTCCGCTGTTGTCTGCGATAATAGCAAGATACTGTTCCATGCGCGTCATGTCCAGCTTGGATGCGAGGATGGATTCCAGATGCTTATAGAATGCTGACAGCGGCAGGATTGCCTCTGCTCCGGCTTCCCCGCCTGCCATCAGGGAACTGCCGTTCATGCCGAATATCGTGGGCTTTGCCAGAATGCCGCCTTCCTTGTACCAGTCGATGGACAGGTGCGGAACACTCGGCGGGTCGATGGACAGCTTGCCGGAAACATGAAAATGCGGCAGTTTGATATGCGGCAGGGACAGCTTCATGCTGGAGAAAAATCCCTTGATTGCGTCAACGCAGGCTTTCACCTTAGCCTTTGCTTCCTCCACCGGCTTAGTGATCGCTGTTTTGATGCTGTTCCAGACAGACGATGCCGTTGCTTTGATGGAATTGAACGTCGCTGATACCGAGGATTTCATCCCATCAAAGACAGAAGAAACCTTGCTTCGGATAGCATCCACAACAGAAGCAATCACGGATTTAATGCCATTCCAGACGGTAGACGCAACACCCTTGATCGCATTGAACACTGTAGTGACCACGCTTTTGACCGCATTCAAAACCGTGCTGATCTTCGCCAGAATTGCAGACCAGATACTGCTGATGACAACCAGAATGGCGGACATAACGGAGGAAATCACACCGGATACGGCGTTAAGCGCCGAAGAAACTTTGCTCTTGATGGCATCCCATACAGAAACAATCGTATCGTGGCAATTCTGCCAGATAAGCTGAAACGGCAGTGTAATAATATCAAACGCCGCCTGCAGGATCGAGCCCAACAGCATGACCGCTGTCTGCACGACATTGCAGATAGTTGTCCAGACCGTGGAAAGGAATGCCGACATGCCGTTCCAGATACCTTCAAAAAAGGTTTTGATCCCTGTCCACACGGTCTGCCAGTTCGTGCCGAACCAGCCGAGCATGGCATCCGCAATGCCCTGAATGGTTTGCAGAACCGTGCTGACAATCGATGACATGCCATTCCAGACGGAGGAAAATATGGTTTTGACACCCTGCCATGCGCCGCTCCAGTTGCCCTGAAAGACTGCGGTAAACGTCTGCACAATTCCGGTAATCACGCCGAGTACGGTTGTGAGAATCGCTGCGATTGCACGGAACGCGCCCTCAAACACGGGAGCCAGCAGTGAACAGAAACCATTCCAGATGGAACGCAGCATGTCCGTAATGCCGGTGAAGTTGAAACCCAGACTGTTCAGCATCCCGACAATTGCCGTGCAGCATGTCTGAAACGCCGACTTTATCTGGTTCCATGTGTTGATGATCGAACTGCGAAAGCCTTCATTTGTGTTCCACAGATGCACAAAAGCGGCAACCAACACCCCAATCACCGCGATAATTGCAGCAATCGGAGCGGTGATGCCGCCGAGTGCAGATGCCAGTTTTCCAATCAGGCCTGTCCCGTTTTGAATTGCAAGCTGGAGCTTTCCGAATCCCTTTGCCAGTTTGACAAAGCCCTGCATTGCCACGCCGATTTTGGATATCGCCGTTCCCAGAATCACCAGAAGCGGCCCAATAGCGGCAACAATCATCAGGACAGCGAGCACAGCCTTTCGCGTGCCTTCATCCATATTATTCAGCCTGTCCACAAAGCCCTGAACCGCAGTGACAGCGGCGCGAATTGCAGGCATCAGCATTTCGCCAAAAGAAATTGCCAGCTCCTGCAGCTGGCTTTTCAGAATTGTGATCTGCCCGGACAGATTGTCCTGCATGGTATTTGCCATTTTCTCTGCGACACCGTCGCAGTTTGAAATGGCAGAGTTCAGCTTTTTGATATCAGTCGGAGCTGCCTGCATGATGGCGAGGAATCCGGACATGGCTTCCCGCCCGACAAGCGTTCCGGCGGTCGCTGCCGCTTCGGATTCTGTCATCTGGGCAAAATAGCCGCGCAGGTCTCCGAGGATATCGCCCAGCGAGCGCATGCTGCCGTCTGCGTTGGTGGTCGCCACGGTGACCTCTCCGAAATTTGCTCCCGTCAGTTTGATATCGCCCTGCAGCTTGGTCAGAATGGAGCGCAGTGCTGTACCTGCCTGCGTGGATTTGATGCCTGCATTCGCCATCAGGCCGATTGCTTCCGCCGTATCCTCCGCGCTGTAGCCCAGCGCACCGGCAACCGGAGCACAGTATTTGAAGGTCTCGCCCATCATGCTGACATTGGTGTTCGCATTGGATGATGCTGCGGCGAGAATATCCGCAAAATGACCGGAATCTTTGGCAGACAATCCGAACGCGGTAAGGGCATCTGTGACGATATCCGAGGTTGTCGCCAAATCCTCACCGGAAGCCGCCGCCAAATTCATAATGCCGTCAATGCCGTTCAGCATATCCTTGGTTTTCCAGCCTGCCATTGCCATGTAATTCATAGCTTCTGCGGCTTCGGATGCGGAGAACTTCGTCTTTTCTCCCATTTCACGTGCTTTGTCCCGAAGCGCCTGCAGGTCATCCCCAGTTGCGCCGGACACAGCGGCAACCTGGCTCATAGCAGAATCAAAGTCTGCTGTGGTTTTGACTGCCGCCACGCCCAGACCGGCAACCGCAGTCGACGCAATTGACATCTTCTTTCCGACACTCGCAATCGAATTGCCGGCGCTTTCCATTTTGCCGCCCACCACATCGATCTTTTCCAGCGTCGCATTGGTCGTGACTGCCTGCTGCTGCAATCGCTGCAGTTCCTGCTCGGTCTCGATGATTTCACGCTCCAGCGCATCATATTTGTCCTGACCGAGCGTGCCGCTTTCCAGTTGCTGCTTCGCCTGAATCTGTGCTTCCTTCAGCGAGTCCAGTTTCTCTTTCGTGGCGGTGATGGCATCCTTCAGCAGCTTCTGTTTCTGGGTAAGCAGCTGTGTGTTGGATGGGTCGAGCTTCAGGAGGCGGTTGACATCCTTTAAAGCGGACTGTGTCGTGCGAATCGAGGAGTTGACTGACTTCAGTGCCTTGTCCAGTCCGGTTGTATCGCCACCGATTTCGATTGTGATACCCTTGATTCTGCTCGCCATGTGTCAATCACCTCCGGAAAATGGGCAAAAGAATAGCCCGGATTGCTCCGGGCATGAAAAAAGCACCAACCGTCACCGGTTGATGCTTTCTATATCAAAACAAATTGTATTGAAACCAATCGCCGATCAATACGGCGACTTTTCTTACACTACATTAACTTTTCCAGTTCTGCGATGGTTTCCACCGGTCGTTCGCAGGTTTTTCCCCGGCACAAATAGTACCGGACTCCTGCCGCCGGAACCGGATATTCCGAAGTGAATGGTGCCAGCGCGGCAAGCCGGGTTTCATCCGCCGGTGTTTTCACCAGCACCGTAAGCCCACAGGCATGTTCCCTGAGGAAATCTGTCAGTTCTTTCGGGAGTTTTTCCGCCGCGCATACCAGCTCCGCTGTCGGCCAAAGCTCCTCCAGCAATGCCAGAAGCGCAAAGCTATATCCCGCTGGATATCCCTGAATTGCTCCCGCCAGATAAGAGAACTGACGTTCTTGCGCTTGTATCCAACGTGTTTCTCCGGTCAGGCGCGCCAGACGGGAAAGCACCAGCTCCGCTACGGAATTGCCCGAGGGCATCGCGCCGTCATAGACCTCTTTGGTGCGGGTAATGAGCTGTTCCCCGTCCTTCGCATACGGATAGAAGCCGCCCTGCTCGTGATCGAAAAAGAGCTTTAGCAACAGCTCCGCCAATGCGCAGGCTTGCTCCAGATAATCGACGCGGAAGGACGCTTCGTAAAGCTCCAGCAAGCCCCATGTGTAAAATGCGTAGTCCTCCAGTTTGCCCGGATGGGCCGCATCCCCATCACGCCAGCGGGCCAGCAAGCGTCCGTTGCTGTCTTTCAGATTCTTTCTGATAAAGGCAACTGCCTGTTCTGCCGCGTCCAGATAGCGAGGCTCATCCAGAATCAATCCCGCACGGGCAAGCGCTGCGATCATCAGGCCGTTCCATGAAGTGAGCACCTTATCGTCCCGATGCAGGCTTGTCCGTTTTTTGCGGTATGCATACAGCTGTTTCCGCAGCGCTTTGATTTCCTCCGATTCCTGTTCCCAGTCCGGCGTACCGATCAAATTAGGGATACTCTTTCCTTCAAAATTGCCGGCAGAGGTAATGCCAAACCGCCGGCAAAAGGCTTCGCCCTGTTTCTCGCCGACAACTGCGGCAATTTCCCCCGGTGAAAAGACATAGTATTTCCCTTCCACACCGTCGCTGTCCGCATCCTGTCCACAGTAAAAGCCGCCCTGTGGGTCTGTCAGCTCCGTGAGGACATAATCCAGCGTGCGGCAGACTACCTCCCGGCAATAATCCCGGTGGGTCTGATTCCAGGCCTCCGTATAAGCAAGCGCCAGCAGTGCATTGTCATAGAGCATCTTCTCGAAATGGGGCACCAGCCACTTTCGGTCGGTGGAATATCGGGAGAATCCGCCGCCCACATGGTCAAAAAGCCCGCCGCGGTACATATGCTCCAAAGTCAGCTCTGCCATCTCCTGTGCCTGACGGTCTTGGGTCAGGCGGGCATACCTCAGGAGAAACAGCAGATTGTGCGCGGTCGGAAATTTGGGAGCCTGTCCGAAGCCGCCCCATTGCCGGTCAAAGCCCTGGACAAACAAAGATACGCCTTTTTGTACAAGCGCACGGCTGGGTGCATCGGGCCGTACTGCTTCCTCCTGCCGCAGATGCTCGGTCAGCATATCTCCCACAGAAATCAACTGCCCGCGATTTTCCCGCCAGCGCCGGTCTGCCTGTTCCAGCAGAGACATCAATTGCGGTTTCGGAAGATACGTGCCCGCCCAGAACGGCTTCTGGTCGGGTGTCAGAAGCACAGTAAGCGGCCAGCCGCCGGAACCGTTCATGGCAATACACGCCGCCATATAAACCGCGTCCACATCGGGGCGTTCCTCCCGGTCAACCTTTATCGGGATGAAGGCGCGGTTGAGCACTGCCGCTACTTCCTCCGCCTCGAAGGATTCATGCGCCATGACATGGCACCAGTGGCAGGTGGAATAACCGATGCTCAGAAAAATGGGCTTGTCTTCCCGTTTGGCTTCTTCCAGCGCGGCAGTCCCCCACGGACGCCAGTCCACAGAATTTTCCGCATGCTGGAGCAGGTAGGGTGATTTTTCATATTGCAGTTGATTGGCCATGATGATTCCTTTCGTCCGCGTATTCAAAGCTGGCATGGCAGTCTGTGTGTTCAAACAGGAGCGTTTCTCCGCACCAGAAGCGGTACCGCACTTTCGCGCAGAGACTTTCGTGGATGGTGCGTCCCATGTTTCCCTCCACAGGAGCATGCAGGGGACATTTATGCTCTTCCAGCAGTTCTGCCTCTAATCTGTACTTACCCTGGCGAATCTCTGCGCCGTTTTCCGACCATTGCTCCACCCGCGCGCCGCGATAGGTGGCAAGACGGTATTCCCGTCCATCGCAAACAATTGCACAGATACACCCGGTAAAGTTCCCCACTGCCATGGGGATGGTCGCAATCGAAAGCATGAGACTGACGCTCTGCGGCTCCTGCCAGATGCATTGTGTCCAGAGATAGGCGCTGGGAAACGATCTGCCGCGGTCGGTTTCAATGTATCCCGTGCCACCGGAAAAATCCAGCTTTTTCCCGTTCAGCGCCAGTGTTCCCTCCAGTGAATGCCCCATACTGATGACGCCATGCGAGCATTCCATGCCGGGAAGAAAACGAAACGGGCCCATAATATCCGATTTGAGTGGTGTAAACTGCCCGTAGCGCAGAGTGCCGCACAGAGAAAGCCCCTCTTGTTCCACATTCAGCCACATTCTCTGGCTTGTGAAGAGACTTTTCCCCAGTTGAATCCGGAATGCCTGCTCCGAAGCCCAGAATTCCGTGTCCGGATATTCCTGCCACCACGCCTGGTTGTCTGAAATGACCTGAAGCGACGCACTGCGCCGTCCCGTACGGTCAATATGAACCGCCGGAATCAAAGCCAGCGCGCCGCCCTCTTTGGTCTGGTGCTTCAGATACCATCCTTCAAAATACAGGCCGCGCTTTCCTGTTCCATGATAGTATTTTATCATAGTTTCACCCACATGAACACTGCGCCCTGCGCGAACTGGGTTGTATCATACATCGTTATTCCGAATGGACTTCTTTTTGGCGTTCCTGTTGTGATTCTGATTTTCACGGGTCAGGGGCGTCTGTCCATTCGCTTTTGCTTTTCTGACTTCCTTCGGATCGGGCTGGCTGTCCTTCGGCATGGCATGTCCTCCTCATCGTCTGGTATTGGGGCCGAGTGCTTCTTTTTTGACATTGTGCTGTTCATTCGGATTGTGGTTTTTCAGCGGTTTGTTGCCCTCTGCTTTTTTATTTTCCTGTGTCTGTGGCATCTGTCTGCCTCCTACATCACATGGTTTTCCGTTTTGGTATCACGAATCTGATACCCCATTTTTTCAAGCCGTTTTCCGATGCGGTCAGTCTGCACGCCTGTGGTATCAAAATCCACAGCGACTCGTTTGGAGTCATCACTGATGCTGACGGAAAGCACTCCCGGAAGAGTGTCAAGCTCCCGCTTGATTGCTTTTACATCGTGCTTATCGCTTAAGCCGTCCAGCGTAAAATAGGCGCTTGCTTTTGACATTCACGTTCACCTCAACGTCAGTATGCGTGTTGTCCAATCGTTTTATACAAAAGATGAGTGCCCGTTTCAAAACGCCTTTTCTGATAGACAGCTAAAACTTATCAAAATCTTCCTGCGTCGCAATGCGACTGTACTTCACGCCGTCATTGGCTTTTTCCGTCCACAGATCCAGCACCAATCCGATGGTCAGCAAATCCAGATCGCGAACGGAAATGCCGAGCTCCACACAGCGCAGAAGGAACAGCGGCGTGGTCATTTCCCGTTCACTTCTGCCAACTCTTTTTTTGCCGTCACATCTGTCAGCATGTTATCGCCCCACAGCTCCAGAATCTGCGGCAATACCTCGTAAATCGAAAACATATCGAACTGGTCAAGCCAGTCGTTGATGTCCTGCGGAATCGAATTGTCCGCGTGATATGCCATGATATATGCGACATTCTCGAAGATTTCCAAATCTTCAATCTGAAATTCTTCTCCGTTTTCAGTGTTCCCCTTATACGAGCTTTCCAGCTTGCTCAGATCCTTGAAAATATCGCGCTTGAACTTGGCGCGATACAGACGCGGCACAGTCGCAGACGAACGAAACGGCACCGGCTTGCCACAGATTTCGATTTCTCTCTTGATCATCCCTCATCCTCCTCCGTTGGCAGATAGACCGACTGATACCAGCCGTCATACACCGTCTGATCAGTTGTATCACCTGTACGGGCTTTGACCAGACCATCCGAGCGCGGGTCTGCCGTGATGGACAGCTTTTCCGTACCCGGTTCAATGGTATCTTCCTTCGTTTCCGATTCAATTGACGGGCGCGATGCACTGCAATTGTACAGCACGTGCCGGATGGCATTGATGTCGCCGTCGAACTCGAATAACAGGGCAAATTTCACGCTCTCCGCGACTGTGCTGTTTTCTACCAGCACGCCATTTTTGTCCAGTTTTTCCTGTAAAATGTCCGTGCGGAACCACTCCGGAATCAAGGCAATTTCCAGATCGCCGGAATAGCCGTTGTTGGTTGCCGAACGGAAATATACAATGCCGTCCGCATAAAACGGACTGGATTCGCCCTCTGCGTCCAGACTGATACTGACCGCACCGGGAATGGCCTGCGGCTTGGCATACGCAAACGATGGCACACTTTCCGTGACGGTTTCCGTCAGCCTGGCGGCATGGACATTTTTCAGGTTGTATTTTACTTTGTTTCCCATGCGCTACACCTCCATCTCATACAGCACTTCATATAATTGTTCCGACCGGATAAACTGCTCCGTTTTGTTGTAAAACAGCCCGGCTTCATCAAATAGTTCTTCCAGATTTGCTTCCTGTTCCGGCTGTTTTTTGTCTGTATACAGCTCGATATCCAGCTGATCGACCCGACAATAGACCATACCGTCCGCCGAAAAGTTGTGACTGCCGGGTATCAGATACACAAGGAATGGCGGGTCAGGCGATTCCCCTTCCGAAAAATGATGATAGGCGAACGGCAGACCGGTCTGACGGAGCAGGTCTGTAATCTGTTCATAGGAAAGCATATCAGCTCAGCCCCCTTTTGATTTTGTTTTCCAGCTCGCTGACGGCGTATTGCTCCGCCGGAGCGATGTGCGGCTGTCCCGCGACACGCCCGCCGCCGCGTTTGGCGTGTCCTTTTTCCAGCAGATGTGTCAGACCGGGCTTTTTCCGGTTATAAACCGTGATGCTGACCTGACCCGCTTTTGCGGAGGTTTTCTTTACCGCCCAGCCCTTTTGGTATCCGCCGGTTTGGACAGGCGAGCCTGCCTGTACAAGTTTTTTCGTTTCTTTGGAAACGGTATCGACAGCTGTCTGCACCACCTCGTCTGTCATCTCCTTGTATTCCTCCAGTGCGTCCATGATTTCATCAGACAACCGGTCCACTGTGATTTTCTTTGCCATAGTGTCATTTCCGCTCCGCCATCAGCCGGAGCATTTTATTTTTGTACTGTGAATGGTCGATAAACGTAATATTGTAAATCTCTCCGTGAAATTTGACACGGTAATGCGTGGTGTCGAGATCGCGCACCGGGCTGAACTGCCGGATGGTAAAAAACAGAGAATCCTGCGCATTGTGCTGTGCCGCTTCCCAGAATTCCTTGCCGGACACATGGTCCACACATGCCCAGCAGTAATAATAATCAAACCATTTCAGCGTGTGATTCCCGATGGTGTCGGTGTCCATGCGGCTCTTTTGAATCACAATCCGTTCGTTCATTTCTGCAATTTTCATATCAGACAATCCCCTCCCGGACAGAAAATAACAGGTTTCGCAGGGTCAGCGTGAGTGCGTGATGATCCGCCTGCTCCCGGTGCTCATAGAGATAACCGAGTGTGTACAAAATCGCCACGCGCAGGACAGCCCGCAGAGAAATGAGCTGTTCCTTGTCATCTGTTCCGTTTACAGCACTCCATTGCTCCTCCGAAAGACGCGCTACATCTGCACACAGCTTTTCCGCAGAGGACAAGAGGACGCCAATCAAAGCGTCCTCGTCATCCGCATCGACCCGGAGATAGGTTTTCGCTTCCTCCAGTGAAATCAGCGCCATGTCAGCGTCCTCCTTCCTCAGGTGTTATGCCCCTGCCTTCATCCGGAGCACCTGCACGGCTTCCGGCAGGATCAGCTTGCCGTCTACACGCTGGGTGGTCAGGAAACCCACCTGATCCGTGCGGGCATACAGCTCGTTCAGGCGGCGGAACGTGCGGTTCTGGCGGTCCGCAATCCAGTAATAACTGTAATCGCCGAACGCCATGACCTTATTGCCTGCCGCAACCTCCGGCATAAATGCCGAGGTCTTCAGCGGACGGTTGAGCAGGGTATCCGGCTTTCCGATGTCCAGACCGGGCTTCCAGATATAATTCCCATTGTTGTCCTTGATCGTCATGAGCTGGAGCACCAGCGCTTCACTGCACAGAAATTCCGCTTTCTTGCGGTACGGCGCTTTGAGTGCATAATACAGCTGGAATACCTCATCGAAGGAAATTGCGGTTGTCTTTGCGGCAGTCACGCCGATTTTTGCGCCGGCATCGTCCAGCAGGCCCAGCGGCTTGCCCACGCCGTCGCCCGTAATAAACGCGCGTTCCTCCGCATTGCCCATACGCACACCAAAACGGCGTGCAATATACGACGCGAGATCGAATGCCGAGTCATTCAGCAGTTCATTGGAAATCTTAATCATCGTGCCCAGCTTGTACGCAGACAGCATGGTCTGTCCGAAGGTCGTATCACTCTCCGGGATTTCCTCGCCTTCGTCAATCCAGCTCGCTTCACCGGTGTCCTCGGCAATCGGAATTTTGCGCGTGCCGGAGCTGGTACGGATGACCGTTGCCATGCCGCGGAAGATGTTGTTGCCCTCCAGTGCTTCTACCAGCTTGCGTTCAAACTCATCCGGCACAGTAAAGCCGCCCTCGGAATCTTCACCGACGGACAGGGCATTGTGTACCTCGCCGTAATTGCCGCGGTTGCGGATCATATTCCAGAACGCTTCGGTATATTCCTTCGTACCGGTCTTTGTAGCCGCCCTTTCTTCTGTCATAATCATCGGCTTGCCGGATACAGGTCTGGAAGTGGGTGCCGCCAGCTGTGCATCTACCTGTGCCTGCTGTTCCAGACGCTCAATCTCTGTGCCGAGGTCTTTGACCTCCTGTGCCATCCTGTCATACTGCTCCACAGCGTCCGATGCCACCAGCCCGTTCTCACCGCGATGCTCCTCCAGAAATGCTTTCGTCTGCTCCCAGAGCGTATTGCGCCTGCCGCGAAGCTCTAAAATCTTGTTCATTGCCTTTCCTCCATACAGTATCGTAAAAAAATGCAGACAGCCGGAACACTGAGCTTATCTCAGGCATTCCAGCTGTTTTTGTAAAATCAAATACGGCACACTGCCATCCTCGGTTGTGCCGTCCATGCCAATGATTGGCTGAGACAGAACTCCTCCGTCAAGTTTTTCAAGGGATGTGTCCACAGGCTCCTGCTGTACTTGATCGCTCACGCCGAGCCGGTTCAGAATTACCTGTCCCATCCGGCGTGTGGAATACATCTGTGCTTCCATCCGCAAAGGTTCTTCATCATTGTCCTCACCGGTGTCTTCCTCTTCGTCCGGATCGTCATCCGAATCAGCATCTTCGAACAGAATCCCATCGGCAAATCCAAGCTCCACGGCTTTTTTCGCGTTCATCCATGTCTCATTGCTCATGAGATTGGCAATTCTGGCATGAGAAAGCCCGGTTTTCGCCATATACGCGTTGATAATGGACTCTTTCACCTCATTGAGCACATCAATCGCCTTGCGCATATCCTCGCTGTTCCCCATGGCAATGGTGCTGGGGTAAGGTAGGAAAGTGCCGCCTTGCTACATTTCTGTAGTAGGTTTGCACAGTCCCCCTTCCAAACCGGACGTACCCGTCTCCGAGTATCCGGCTTTCCATTCTAATTACTGACGATTAACAAAAAGTCTTATTGTGTATCTTGTTATGGCAAGTTTCGCACACGATTAAAGTTTTCCTGCGGATAGAACGCATTTTCCGCTCCCACGCAGATTTCCCCTTGAGTGCCTTAAGGCTTTGAACGTGATGCACTACAACTGGTTCGCTGTCGCATCCGCATAACTCGCAAATTCCAGCATTCAGCCTGTTCTTTATCTCGTTTTGCTTCGATACACTCTTAGGAACGGCATCGACATTATCCAGCTTGGCTTTACGGCTCTTTCGGATATCCGTCATGTTGAGAAAGATAAGCGTTTTTGTGCCTGTCTTAGTCTCATACGGGACACCCCATCGTTTGCCCGTCCGCCTGTCGCCTCTTGCTTTTGCCATAGTTGTTTGGTGCTTGCTTGCCAAGGTTTTCAGACAACTGTATTCCATGATATAAACGAAATAATCCAGCTTCGGGAAGTTGCTTGCCATCCGATAGTAGTTGCAGATTCCCCGCATCTGTGAATTGTAGGTTGAGACAATTTCAAAGTCGCTTCTGTTTCGCAATCCTTTCGTGGCTATCGGAACAATCCTGCCATCGGCAGTCCTGACCCCGTACCCGTTGCTAATCAGAAATTCTTCAATTTTATCCTTCAACGGAGCATTCAGCATGACCGTCCCATTTAACGTCCTCTGCTTGACCCCGTCACTCCTGCGCTTCAGTTCCTGCGACCTTCGGACACTTACGTCATATCCCAGAAATCTTGCTGACTCTGAACTGTGTGTTATCTTGGTTTTTTCATCCGAAAGTTCCAGCTTCAGTTCAGCTGCCAAAAAATCCTTCAGTTCAGCCTTGATTTCCACACAATCCTCTTTTGAGCCTACCACCCCTATCAGAAAATCATCCGCATACCTGACGTAGCAGATACGCTTGTTATTGTCCTGATATACTGGTATCTTGACGCGCTGACGTTTCAGTTCCACCTCTTCGGCTATCCACTTTTCACGGTCTGGGGAATCAGGGTTATTCTTACTCTTCCTATGCAGCGTGCTGATTCTGTGGCATATTCCGCCGTATTCCTCGGTATATTTCTTGGGTTCATTGCTGTCGAACCGTTGCTTTATCTCCGCAACTTTCTTATCCAATTCGTGCAAGTATATATTTGCAAGAATTGGGGAAAGTATGCCGCCCTGTGGCGTGCCGCTGTAGGTCTGGAAATACTTCCATTCCTCCATATAGCCAGCTTTCAGGAAAGCACCTATCAGGTTAATCAGCTTTGAGTCCTTGACTTTTTTCGAGAGAATATTCAGCAACACCTTATGGTCGATATTGTCAAAACACCCTTTGATATCGCCTTCTATGAACCATTTTGTTCCGTTAAATCCGTACTTTATCCTGTCAAATGCTGTGTGACAGCTCCTGCCAGGTCTGAATCCGTGCGAATCGTCACTGAATATAGGCTCATAAATCGCTTCCAGTATCTGCCTTATGGCATCCTGTATAAGCTTGTCTCGAAATGATGGTATTCCCAGAGGACGCAGTTTTCCGTTGTGCTTCGGAATGTAGATTCTCCGCACTGGTTTCGGGCTATATTCCAGATTTCTCAATGACTCGATAATATCTGAAACATATTTAGCACCGAATCCGTCCGCTGTATCGTCATCTGTACCTTTTGTTGACGCTCCTGCGTTAGCGTATAAGTTTTTATAGGCAGTGAAATAAATATCCTCTCTGAGAAGATATCTGTACAACCTCGTAAACACGCCGTCAGTATGCGACTTAGAACTTTCTGCTATTCGTTCCAAAATATCCGATGTTGGATTCATTGAGGCTTCTCCTCCCTTTCATCTTCTTATTTTGAATCGTTAGAACTGTCCCCCTTCGCCGTGTAGTGGGTGTTCCCACCTCAGACTACTATGGGGACTCCGTTGCCATATCAGATATTCAGTACCTGTGTACATAGCTTTATAAGCATTCTGACTTAGGCAATCTCCAGTTAACGTTTCTGCTTGGTATAAGGATTGTCGGATGTGCTTTAGACCTTTCGGCTGGTTCTCCAGCTTGTGGGACAGCATTACAGTTACCCACGCCGACCACAACCCTATCGGCTGGCGCTGTCCACGGGATATTAGATTCCGTTTCCCGTTCCAATGATAATGGACACTGTATCTCGCATTCACTATTACAAGTTCATCCTCATATCCTCTTGTCATTGCAGTTCAGTAGTGCCTTGGAATCTTTGGCAACTTACCGCTTTCCCACCGTGCTATGTTCCCGTGTCAGCTTTCGCCTTTCGGTTAGGTGGGTTGACTTCCCCGTAACTGTGGGGAACAGGTACCATTAACCTGCTATCAGAAACGCCCTATCTGGACGCACATCGTGAATCATAAGCATCCCGGTGGGGCTCATGAGCACGCGGTCTCCTGCCATCGCAACCACGCTGGCGGCGGATGCCGCGATGGAATCAATCTTGACCGTCACAGTGCCCGGATACTCCCGAAGCATCGTGTAAATCTCCGCCGCGGCAAAGACATTCCCTCCGGGACTGCAAATCCAAACCGTGATATCGCCTGCGTCCTCCTCCAGCTCCGCGCGGAACGCCTTCGGCGTGATTTCATCGCCCCAGACAGAGTCCTCATCAATCGGGCCTTCCAGCCGGAGCGTGCGTTCCCCCTCGCTGTTGCGAAGCCAGTTCCAAAATTTTTTCATTTCAGCTGTTCCTTTCTTCCGTATTGGATTGACCGTTTTTCGCGTAAATTCCCGCGTCCTTCAGCTGTACATAACTGCCGTTTACCATATAGAAATTCCCTCCCATTTCGTCCGGAATCGGATCCATATTTTCCAGCCGCCGGATGTCGTTCGGTGAAAGAAAGCCGTTGGAAAAGCCGGTGGCATAGCCGTTCATGCGGCTCTGGTAATCGCCGCGGAGCAGTCCATCCAGATTGAATTTCGGGAAATAACTGTCCTGTTCTGTTTCCAACAGCAGGTCTTTGATGATTGCCTGTTCAAACCGAACCGCCCACGGCGTGATGCTGTGCTGTACAAAGTCAATCGCCTGATGCTCGATGTTGCTGAACGTCGCGTGCTTCAGACTCTGCACCAGATGCGGCGGCACGCGGAACATGCGGCAGATTTCCTCCACGCCAAATTCCCTCGTGGACAGAAACTGTGAATCCTCCGGTGGGAGAGAAATCGGCTTGTATTGAAGCCCCTCCTCTAGCACGGCAACCCGGTGCGCATTGTTTGCGCCGCCATAGACAGCAGACCAGTTCTCCCGAATTTTTGCCGGGTCTTTTAACACGCCGGGATGCTCCAGCACACCGGACGGCTGTGCGCCATTCTTGAAAAAGGACGCCCCATATTTCTCTACCGCAAGCGTTGTGCCGAGGCTGTTTTTCATCATGGCAATCGGGCTGAAGCCAACCAGACCGTTGAAGCCAAGGCCCGGAATGTGAAAGATTTCATCCCGCCGGAAATAGATATCTTTGTCGCGCTCACCCGGCACATCGTCCGTATAGGCGTGATAGATATAGTACAGCTCGCCGTTTTCATTCCGGTCGACCTCTACATTCTCCGGCAGTAACGGATACAGTCCGAGAATGTTGTTCCGCCCGTCCCGGATAATCTGTGCATACGCATTGCCCCATAGCAGTAAGTGCGTCATCATGGTTTCCCGAAAGACGAAGCTGGTCATTTCCGGGTTGCTTTGCCGGTACAACAGCTTATACAGCGGATGGTCGGTTGCTTTTTCCTTTCCGTCATCGATATAGCAGTACAGATGTAATGGCAGGCTGGCAATGGTCTCTGCCAGCAGGCGGACACAGGCGTACACCGTGGAAATTTGCAGGGCAGATTTTTCGTCCACGCGCTCTCCGCTGTTTGCCGTGCCGAACAGGAATGTGCCGGAAGAATCCCGCACATTGTCCTGTACCGGCGGCGCATCCCGCGGCCTGCCCAATCCGAGCCATTTCAAAAATCCCATTTCAGTCCTCCTCTGTCAAAACACCAGCAGTCCCCGCTCCGGGGCATCATAAACACTTCCCTGCTGTCCCGCATTCCGGATACAGCGGTCGAGCGCCATAATCGCCGCAACAATGCCGTCAATTTTCTCCGCCGATTTTGCTTTCGTCGGCTTGATGTTGCCTGCCGGGTCGGTTTCCACTACCACATTTCCCGCCATCCAGCGCATCACCGGATTGCCGCCGTGGATGATTTCCCCCTTCATCAGCAGTTCATAAAAGGCTTTTGTCGGCGGGCTCATGTCCCTGTAGCCCTGTCCGATGGGGACAACGGTAAACCCGGCACCTTCCAGATTCTGCACCATCTGCACCGCGCCCCAGCGGTCAAACGCGATTTCCCGGATGTGGTACAGCTCACCGAGCTGTTCGATCACCTTTTCAATAAATCCATAGTGAATGACATTGCCCTCGGTTGACATCAGATACCCCTGCCTGACCCAGACATCATACGGAACGGATGCCCGTTTTATCCGCAGTGGGATCGTATCCTCCGGTACCCAGAAAAACGGGAGCATGTAATATGGTTCGGTTTCGGTGCGCGGTGGGAACATCAGAACGAAAGCCGTGATATCACCGGAACTGGAGAGGTCAAGCCCGCCATAGCAGTCACGCCCTTTCAGGCTCTCCAAATCAATCGGACGGTTGCCCTGCTCATAAATGTGTTCCGGTATCCAGCGCACTGTACTGGTCACCCACTGGCACAGACGGAGCTGCCGGAATACATTCTCCTCCGCCGGGTTCTGCGATGCTTCCCGGTAAGCGTCCCTGACGCGGTCAAGCGGAATCGTGTATCCCAATGACGGATTTGCCTTTTTCCAGTTTTCTTCGTCCGACCAATCATCGTCATCCTCGATTCCATAAATGACAGGATAGAACGATGCATCCACCCTGCGGTTTTCCAGAATGTCCTTTGCCTTGGTATGTATCGCATAGCAAATGCTGTTTCGATCCGTACCGGCAGTGGTAATCAGGAAAAACAACGGCTGTTCCCGTGCGTCACCGGAGCCTTTGGTCAGGACATTATAAAGATGCGGTGTGGGCTGTGCGTGCAGTTCGTCAAAGACCAGGCCGGACACATTTAACCCGTGCTTCGTGCCGACCTCTGCGGAAAGCACCTGATAAAAACCCGCATTGCTGTAATTGACAATGCGCTTGGTAGCGCCCATAATTTTGCTTCGCTTCATGAGCGCAGGCGTCATCTGCACCATCTGGTTTGCCACATCAAAGACAATGGATGCCTGCTGGCGGTCTGCCGCCGCGCCGTATACCTCTGCACTGGGTTCGTTGTCCGCATACAGCAGATACAGCGCAACCGCGGCTGCCAGCTCACTTTTGCCGTTTTTCTTCGGTATCTCGACAAAGGCGGTGCGAAACTGGCGGTTTCCATCCGGTTTCACCACGCCGAAAATGTCCCGGATCAGCTGTTCCTGCCACGGCAGAAGCCAGAAGCGTTTGCCCGCCCATTTTCCCTTGGTGTGCCGGAGGTTTTCGATAAATTTCACGGCGCGATCCGCCTTTGCTTTGTCGTAGCGTGAGATCGGCAGCATGAACCGGGTCGGTGTGTAATGTTTGAGCTTTGGGTAATCCTTTGGTCTTGCTTCCGCCATATCAGCTGCTTCCCTCCAACAACGCTTCCATTTCGTCCTGTGTATCCGTACTGTTGTCCGCGGCAATGATCCGGCTTCTGGATGCCGGTGTCAGTCCAAACTGCTCGGCGAACCGGTTCATGATTTTCAGATACGTCTGTGCAATGGACACCTGCGGCACCTGCTGCCAGTAACCGGACGGCGTTCTGACAATCGTGCCATGCTGGGTGATGAATTCCTCCGCTTCCTTCCACCGCGCATACGCCTGACAGTAGCCGGCGAATGCCGCCATGTCTACCTGCGTCAGGATACCGATCTGTTCCATCTGCTTCGCCAAACGGCGCCATTCCTTCTTGGCTTCCGGCTCCAGCCATTTGGGACAGGAGGGCGCCTTTTTCGCCGGTTTCGGCTCGTTGGCATTCAACGAACGCTTCCCCGGATTCCCCTCCAGTAGCTTAATTGCGGTGGGTGTCGGTTTTCTTCCTCTGGTTGCCATGCTCAGCGCCCTCCTTTCCCAATAAAAATGTGCGTGTTTACTCCAAATACTGCAATTCCATTGCAATATCCGGCGCCTGATTCCGTGACAACGTGTCCTGTACAGACTGTTGTTTTGCCACGTCAGACGAGCTTTCGGTCTGCGTGCATCCGGTCAGTGCCGTGACGATAACAAGTGCCGCGACAAATGCAACGGTAAGTCTTGCGATGACAGCGATGTGTTTGCTGTGTTGTTTCATTTAAATGTCCTTTCTCTTCCAAAATGAATGCTGATCTATGTAAAACGCAGGACAAACGATGGTTCATCCTGCGTGAATGGGCAAAAAGAAAGACCTGCCCTGCGGCAAGCCTGAACTCTGTGTGAACGGCAAACAGCCCCAGAGGGCTGCCTGCGCATATATTTTGCGACTTTTTCTCAGCTTTGTTCCAGAAATCGCTTTGCAGCTTTCCGTCCGATGCTGTCTGCCAGCGCCCTCCCGAGGTATGCCGGATCAAATCCGAACCGCTGATATCCTTCCAGACAAACATCAAAGTAATGCCCGGTTGGACAGCCCAGTTCGCGGTCTTCGTGCATGATGTAAACGAGTGCTTCAACTGTGCCGCTTTCCCTTCCGTCGAGCAGAGAATAAACGGTGACCTGCATCATGGCTTTGTAGTAAAAGCGCGGGTATCCCTCATAAACATCCAGGCATTGCTCATCGCTGTCGCTGATCTTCCATACCACAACCGGAACCCTGCATCCTGGCTTCGGTTCAATTGTCAGGTAATTTCCGGTCTTGCTTCCTTTGAACAACAGCCGATAGTCCGGAATTTCCGCTGTGCCCACATAGACTGCGTCGGGGCACCGGTGCAGCATCTGCCTGACCGACAGGTTGCTTCCATAAGCTAAGTAGTATTTCATATCGTGTTCTTCTCCTTTCAGGTTGTGCGGCAGGCTTAACGCCATGCCGCATTGCCTTCCATGTTCCGCAGCAGGATTTCTCTTGCTGTTGCGAATTCCTTGCCGATGAAGCCAAGCCGGAGCATCCAGCAGCGGAATGCGTATTTTTCGTTGTCCGTCTGCTGCGGCTTAGGGCTTGCGTACCGGAGTTCCTTGGCAAGTTCGCTCATTGCAAGGCAAAGCTGGATGTATGCTTTCAATTCGCCGGCATGAATGCCGCCCTTTCTGCCGTTGCCTGCCTCTGCGAACTGGAAAAGGCGGAATTCAATCGTTCCCTTGCTCCATGTCGCGTGAAGGTTGAGCATATGATACCGGCTGTAATTGTAATGCTGGCGGCTGCCATCCATGCCGTTGTACCAAAGCCGCTGCATCGCTTCAAAGGTTTTCGGCTTGCTGGTGTTGAGCCGGTTCAGAAAATCCCGGTCGACGATCTGGCAGTATCTTCTCTGGCGGTAGGCATCCAGCCGGATAGCCCGGGCAATCTGCTGTTCATGCGCCGCCATGATATTGACGAGATTGCGCAGGCTCTGCGGTGTATGGTCGCCCTTGCCGATGTGGATGTGCACGCCGCATCCGCGGGAAGGGCAGCTCTTCGCCCCTGCGTGCCGAAGCTCTCTGGCAATCTGCTGGAGGGTCTCTATGTCGTCATATGTAAGAATCGGTGTGACCAGCTCGCACTTTTCGCTGTCCGGCCCTTCAATGCTTACATCCCGCTGAATTTTCCACACTCTGCCAAGGTTGTCATGGCAGGCCCAGGTCATGTAGCCGTATTCCGCCGCTGCGTAGTAGGGTTCGGTGCCGAAGTGCTTTGCAACCACTCCGGCGGCCTTTTCCCGTGTCATGCCGTTGAATTCGATCTCAACGCCGATGGTCTGCTTCTTCATGTTCTCAATCTGTACTCTGGTCTTTTCATTCATGATGTATGTCTCCTTTATATCTTTTTGCGTTTTCCTTTCGGCATGTGTATATTCGCTCTTATCGCGGATAATAGCAAGGAAAATACCATCATAAATGCACCAAATATGTGTAGATTACGCTGTGTATGTTGTACAGGATTGTTGCTGTTTTGTCCGGTTATCCTTCTTAAATGCTGAATTTCCAGAAAGATTCCGGAGCAGGATTCTGCGCTCGTTCTTGTACTCGCTCCCGACAAAGCCCAACCGGATGAGGAAGCAGCGGAACGCGTACTTTTCATTCTCCGGCTCGCCGGATCGCGCGTTCACACGCTTCTGTTTCTTCGCCATGTCGGCGAGTGCTGTGACAAAGTGGATATGTGCCTGAACAGAAGCATCGTCCAGGTCGCCATGGAACCATGGAAACGAAATGCATGTGTCCGTGACTTCAACCGGCAGGTCATCAACCCCCAGCGCCTTGCGGATCAGCGTTCCTTTGGACGCAAGCAGCCGGTGAAGATTGCTCAGCGCGGTGTCGGTAAAGCCGTCCCTTGGCAGCTGGATTACCAGACCATTCGCCGGTTCTGCCGCGGCTGAATCTTGCTGCTCCGGTCTTTCGGCGCTAAAGCCCTGTTTTTCCAGCGCGCCGAGTAGACTGCCGAGCTCTGCGTCATTGTCACAATGCAGGTTTCCTTCCCTGTCCAGCACATAGCTACCGATTTGATAAGCGCAGGTCGGCATGAACTGGTAAACCGGCTTTTCTCCGATCAGCTCGCCAATCGCGTGCGCCAGCCGTTTGCGCTCTGCTCCCGCCGCATGAAAATGCAATGTCATATTCAAAACCTCCTATTTTTTGGTACGTGTAGTATCGCTCTGAAAAAACATAATATCCAGCCATTTATGTCAAAATTCTCGCCAAATATGTGCGTTTTGTGTTGTGTACTCTACACAGTTGTGCCAGACCGGACAGCTTTTCTCACTCTGTTTCGGCTTCCACGGTTGCAAGCTCATCAAACCGCAGCTTCTGCCCGTCACGCAGGACAAACACATCGTCATACCTACCATCCTGATGCCCGATATATCGTTTGACGATGACATCCATAAATTTCGGGTCGAGCTCCATGCCCCTGCATACGCGGTCGGTTTCCTCACAGGCGATCAGTGTAGAGCCGGAGCCAAGGAACGGGTCAAGCACAATGCCATTGGTCATGGTGCTGTTGCGGATTGGATAGCTCATCAGGCCCACAGGCTTCATGGTGGGATGATCTTTATTGGACTTCGGCCGGTCGTATTCCCAGATGGTTGTCTGCTTCCGGTCAGAATACCATTGATGCTTTCCGCCCTGCTTCCAGCCATAGAGACAGGGCTCATGCTGCCACTGATACGGTGACCGCCCGAGCACCAGCGCGTTTTTCTTCCAGATACAGCACCCGGACAGATAAAACCCGGCGTCTTTGAATGCCCTGCGGAAATTCAGCCCCTCAGTGTCCGCATGGAACAGATAAATCGAGCCGTCATTGGCGAGGTTCTCATGCATTTGCCGAAAGGCGGCAAACAGGAATTCATAAAACTCCGTGTCTCCCATGTTGTCATTCAGAATCTTTCCTGCGGTTTCCTCCACATCCACGTTGTACGGCGGGTCGGAAAGGACAAGATTTGCCTGCACCCCATCCATCAGGACTGCATAACTCTCCGGGAGTGTGGCATCGCCGCAGAGCACTCGGTGCCGTCCGAGTGTCCACAGGTCGCCCGGTTTGGAGAACACCGGCTGTTTCAGCTCGGATTCCACATCGAAGTTGTCCTCCTCGACCTCCCTGCTGTGCACCTTATTGAACAGCGTTTCAATCTCTGGCGGGTCAAAGCCTGTCTTGCCGACATCAAAGTCACTGTTTTCAATGTCCTGCAACAGCTCTGCCAGCAGATTGTCATCCCATGCGCCGGTGATTTTGTTGAGTGCGATGTTCAGTGCCTTTTCCCGCACCTTGTCAACATCCACGACTGCACAGGGCACTTCGGTATATCCCAGGTCAACGGCAACCGTCAGCCGCTGATGCCCGCCGATTATCGTCATATCCGCATTGACCACAAGTGGGTCGGCAAACCCAAATTCTTCGATGGACTGCCTGATTTTTTCATACTCTTTGTCCCCCGGTTTCAGTTTTTTCCGTGGGTTGTATGCCGCCGGCTTGAGTACATGAACCGGCAGGATTTTCAGTTCAGCTGTTTTACGCATGATCTTCTCCTTTTTTGTTTTTCGGTGGGCGGCGTGCAGACCGGCCACGATTTGCGCAGGCATGGCTGCAATAAACCCGCAATTTGCCGTATTCCCGACTGGCGACAAATTCCTTCCCGCAGACCGGGCACACGGCTTTTCTTACGGACTTCCAATGCTCCGGCATCGGGTGGTGATTCCACCACAGCCTCCGGCATACATCGGAGCAAAATTTTCTGTGCCTGCCTATCCGGTTCTGCACAATGGCTCTGCCGCACTGCGGGCAGAACTGATGCACCACACCATCCAGAAATTTCTGTTCGTTTTGTTCCATCGTGTTTCCCCTTGATGCTTCATCTTGCAGCGAAACCCCTGTGCTTTTTACGAAAAGCAGGAAAAAACGCCCTGAAAATGACGGGAGTTTCACACATCACTTTCATCGGGCGTATTTGCGGGGAAAAGAAGCCTCCGTTTGTTGTTTTCTCCTTTCATTGCAAACAAAATCACATGGAATACCTGCAATTTCAGAAAAAATACCTGATTTTGTTTCCTGTTTCGTTCGTTGTCAGTCGAAATACAAGTGCTTCCCGCATGCTCCCGATTTGCTGCTTTCCTTCTGCGCCGGGATTGTCAGACCCCCGGGCTGTCAAATTCGCGGTTTTACACATTTGAGGGGGCGCCGGTCTTGCTGTTCCCATGCCACAGAGATCCAGACCGCCCCCCGGGTAGCAAACCGTTCAATAGTGGTAAAGCGGATGTCTGTCCTCTGTCATCGTTTTTCTGTCATGGCATTGCTTGCAGAGGCTTTGCCAGTTCGTCCGGTCCCAGAACAGCTTTGGATCGCCGCGGTGCGGCACGATGTGGTCAACCACAGTGGCTCTGGTGTATCTCCCCCGTTTCATGCAGATAACGCACAGCGGATGTGCCTGCAAATATGCTCTGCTCGCCTTCTGCCACCGGCTGTTGTAGCCGCGCCTGGACGCTGACCGCACCTCTTCCGGATGCAGTGCCCGGTGTTTTGCACAGTATTTCTGTCCGTATGGAACCAATGCCGGACAACCGGGATGCTTGCAGGGTGTGTTGGGTCTGTATGGCATTTACTTTCTCCTCTCCAAGTGACGTAGCAATACGTAGCAGGTTTTTTCTATTTATTCTCACGTGAGGATAATATAAGAAAACTATATATTTTACCTGCAACTGCTCGCTACAGCAGAAAATCAGACCTTCCCATGTCCGGTCAATTTTCTGGAATTGTGCCATCCTCTTCCGCGCGAAGCCGGCATCCAACAAGCATTGTGGTAGCGCCGCCGCCATCCTTCGGGCGTTTCTTCGCCAGTTCAAAATGCGTTGCAATAGCGCGGTTGAAGTTCTTTGCATTCTCCGGGTTGAAGCCATTTTCCGCGCACCAGTGGCAATACACCCGATACGCCGCAGCAGAACGCACCTCATAGCCTTCACCCGGTTCCAGCCACGCTTCGATGAACTGCCCAACACGGTCGGATTCCCTGCGGTAAGCGCCCGTCGCTTCCAGCACGGCAGACGGGGCCTCCAGCCCGTATTTTCGGAATTTCCGATACCCTTCCAGACACCAGTTCAGGATACCAGACAGTGATTCCGGCTCAGCAAACAGATGCTTTAAGCCCTTGTCCTGTTCCGCTTCGTAAAAATGCCGTTTGAACGGGATGATTTTTAAACGTCCGGAGTCAAACAGCGTCATGTCGCTGACATTCGGCAGATAATTGGTGTTGATGAATATCTTGAACATCGGCTTGAAATCAAAGCTGTTTTCATGCAGATACCGCGCATTGATCGTATCGTTTCCCGTAAGCCGCTTGACCAGCGCGGCATGAAAGGAAATCCGTTTCTCCGGCTCGGAAATGTTGACAAAGCGTGCGCCTGCCAGCCGCGCCACCTCCTCCGACGGCCCGCCGTTGTTGCTGGCGCCGAACTTTGCGGACAGCATTTCCGGATTTGAGGTCTTTCCGTAGTCGCCCATAATCTTCAAAAAGGTTTCCATGGTTGTTCCCTTGCCGTTTCTGGAGGTCGCGCCATACAGGATAAACAGGCATTCCAGACTGGTATCTCCGGTCAGAGTATATCCGAGCGCACGCTGGAGAAAATCCGCCAGCTCCGCATCTCCGACCATGACCTCTGTAATGAAGGTATTCCACCGCTCACAGACCGCATCCGGCGAATAGGTGACGCCCGCCAGCATGGTCAGCATGTCCTCCGGCCTGTGCGCATGAAATTCCATCATGCTGAGATCCAACGTCCCATTCTGGCAGTTGAACAGATAGCGATTCCGGTCAAACACCTGTATAGAAGCAAAATTCTCATCCTGTGCATCGTCCACCATGATTTGCCGCTTCCGGCGGGTCTGCATCTTGCTGATGAACGCGATATAATCCGCGCGCTCCACATCCCGCTCAATTGTGAGCGAATACCGGAGCAGTTCATCTACCAGATGCTTGGCGAGCTGCATGACCAGCAGGCCGCCCTGATCGTGCTTCCAGACCTTCCCGTTGAATACATACCAGTGCCTGCGTTCCGGGACGAACCGTGTCACCCTCTGGTAGTAATCCGCGAACAGCCTGCCCATGCCCATTTCGCTCCACGAATATCTGGGATTGGAATGCGGCTTCATCTGCTGCAAATCCATATCCACAAGACGGATCGTTTGTGCCAGTGAGCGTTTTTCTTCCTCCGTCAGGGAAGTGTCCTCCCCGAACGCCGAATACCCGTCATCCAACAGCTTCTGAAATTCATCCTCCGGCGGCACCAGATGCCCGACCGGGTTGTAGCAGTCATGGCAATGCCGGATAACCTTCTGAATTGTCAGCGCACCATACGTCGAGCCGGACTGCGGTCTGTCCCACTTTTCCCGGTACAAACCGGAGGAACGAAACAGGCGATCCATCTGTTCCTCATCGCAGCCGCACCAGAATGCAAGATAGGCACAAAGCGCCATATCCGCATTGCTGGGCGAATCGTAACCCGTCAGGTCTCCGGCGTATAATGCGCGGAACTTCGCGCCGCTGGCGCATGCCGATGCTTTCGCAATTACCTCGTCATCCTGTAAATACGAATGCGGTTCCATCGGTTCGTGTGCGGTTTCCACCGTAGGACGCTTCATATATTGATCCAGAATTGTTTGCAGTTCGCGGCTTTTGTCCGGCAGACCGCCTTCCCGGAACACATCGCCGGTCAGCGTCACAAACCGCCGGGTAGCGCCCGGAACATAGACTTCCAGTCCGAGCCTGCGATTGTTGATATAATACCGTTCCTTATCAAAGGAAAATCCGGGTACCGATAACAGAATGCGCAGCCCTGTACCCGACGGGGATCTCTCCATGTAACAGCCATCCATTGTCCGGACAATATCCGCCGCCCATGGCTTAAGTCCGGCTTCCTGCCGGCACGCATCAAAAAGCGCATCATCACCGAACAGCTCCCGAAGCTCCTCGTCGATACCACGCTGTTCGGTTTCTGCAAAACAGTGATCCAGATCGAGCGCACCGACCGAACCGGACACCCGAAATCCCAGACCGTTATACACAGGAACGCCATTTGATTCGGTTTTCAACGCCTGCACTGCCCGTTCATAGGAAGAAAAGGTGCTCGGACGGTTGACCATCGCATATTTTCCGGTTTTCGGATTGTACGGGACTTTCGTCATTTTCCCGTCGCGCTGTTCGTATTTCCACACGCAAAACTGCCCGGTTTCCCGCAGTTCCGAAGGGATATGCTCCAATGCAGTAAGATTGACGTACTTCACGCTGCACCGCCTCCCCTCGGAGAATCCGATGGAAGCAGGCTCAATTGAACACGAATGGCGCAGTCCACCCGTCGCATAGTACCGCCATCCAACTGTCCAATTTTTTCGCGGAGCATGGATTTATCAATGATCGTGATCTGTTCAACCAAAGCCATCGAATCGTGCTCCAGTGGGCACGCTTCCACTGTTTCTATCAAAACATGCGTTGCGAGCGACAATTTTTTCAGCCTCGCGGTGAGCGGGACGACCGTCAGTGTGCGCGCATTGCTGTTGTTGGCGTTGTTGCTGACGACCAGCACCGGGCGGCAACCCTCCTGAATGCTGGTATCCGGATGCGCGCCCAAATCTGCATACCACACTTCGCCGCGAAAAACAATCTGTTCCTCTTCATAGCTGTTTGCTTTGTGCTGTCTCCGGTCGAGCCAGCGCTGGCACGCCGCACCTTCCAGATACGGAATGCGATGTATCCGCTTATATCTCTTTCCATTGGGCTTTCTCCTTGCCCTGTTCTTTCTGCCCACGAACTGTTTCCTCCCTTCGGATGATTTTTTGCATCAAAAAACGGAGTCAGGATTGCTCCTGCTCCGTTTCTCACAGCTGTTTTTATCTGTTTTTCGCATGATAATCATAGCACACATTTCCGTACACTTCCACCACAGTTTTAGTACAGTAAAATGCCTGACAGTACAGTTGTTTTTACCCGTATATGGCATACAGCCTGCGTTCCGTCCAGTCGGCAATGGCAGCGGCAATGGTCTCCAGCGCCCGGTTTCGTTCGAACTGCACAGAGGAACGCCCCAACAGATAGCCTTCCTCATCTGTAATATCATTCCAGCGTTTCCGTTCCACAAAAAGCTGCCGGGCGACACACAGCGTTCGCCCGTTCAGCCGGTTCATGCCCAGCTCAAACATCTCAATTTCGTCTGACACCCTCTGATACGGTGCCAGATACGCTCGAACAATATCCCGGTTCTCCCGTTCCATGACGGAGTCAATGTTCAGGGCAATGCGCGCCGTATGGTCGGATGTCCCGCTGGTCTGCACTCGCCCGGCATTATTGTTTCCGGCACTGGTCAGAATAGTAAAGGCATCCTCCCATGTACACACGGGCCTGTCCAGAAATGCCTGCCGGTATTCCTCCCGCTGTTGCAGCAAATCAGGATAAATGTCAGCCAGATGGCGGGCTTTTTGCATATAACCCTCATAAATCTCAACTTTTTGCTTCTTTGGTCTGCCCATATGTTGTTCCTCCTCCGGCTGACGTTTTTCCTCAGATGACCCGCGCCCGGACGGCAGCCATCAGCTTTTCCTGTGTCATGTTCTTTTGCCTGAGCGCTTCCATCACATCCTCATCCATCGTATCCGCCGTGACAATGTGGTGAATTGATACCCGTTCCGTCTGTCCCTGCCGCCAGAGCCTGCCGTTCGTCTGTTGATACAGCTCCAGATTCCAGATCATGCTGTACCAGACCAGAATATGCCCGCCCTCCTGCAAATTTAATCCGTGTCCAGCCGCGGCGGGATGGATCAGCGCCACCGGTATTTTTCCGGCGTTCCAGTCGCTGATGTCTGCTTCCGCCCGAAGATCTCGCACCCTGGCTTTCGCAAACCGGGCATGGATACGGTCATGCTCGTGCTGATACCAATACGCGACCAGCACCGGCTGTCCGTTCGCCGCTTCGATCAAATCCTCCAGCGCGTCCAGCTTCCTACTGTGGAATTCCCTCACATGGTGGCATTCATCATACACCGCGCCGCCCGCCAGTTGCAGGAGTTTTCCGGACAGCGCCGCGGCATTGGCGGCATCCACATCCCCGCCTTCTGCCATCGGGAGAATATATTCCTTTTTCAGCCGTTCATACACCCGGTGCTCTCTGTCATCCAGATACACTGGCACGGTGTTCATGACGCACGCGGGCATGTCCAGATAGTCGAGGGCTTTCATGGAAATGCTGATATCAGAAATCCGGTCATAGATTTCCTGCTCCGCATTCGGCTTCGGTTCGTAGCGATAGACGATTCCGGTCTGCGGATTATAGGAGGATGCCGTAAAATACCGTTCCCGGTACGGGCTGATAAACCTGCCGAGCCGCTCACCCCTGTCCAACAGCCCAATTTCCGACCATAAATCCATCAGACCATTCGGGGCGGGCGTTCCGGTCAGCCCCACAATCCGACGCACCTTTGCCCGCAACTGCCGCATGATTTTGAAGCGCTGGCTTTTGTAGGATTTGAAGCCGGACAGTTCGTCAATCACAAGCATGTCATAGCGGAATGGCATGCGGTTTTGATGCAGAAATTCTACCAGCCATTTCAGGTTTTCGCGGTTGATGACGGTAATCATTGCATCTTGCCGGACGGCGGCTTCTCGCTGTTTTGGTGTTCCGACCGCCACCGCTATGGTAAGATGCCGCAGATGATCCCACTTTTCCAACTCCTTCGGCCAGGTATCTTTTGCTACTCGGACAGGTGCCACAACCAGCACCCGGCTCACATCGAAGGAATCCAGCATCAGATCATGGATTGCAGTCAGCGTAATAATTGTCTTTCCCAGTCCCATATCCAGAAACAGAGCGGCAGTCTCATGCTGTTTGAGATATTCAATGCAGAACTGCTGATACGCATGCGGCTCAAATATCACGGGACATCCCCTCTCTTTCTCCCATGCGCAATGGCGTGTATGGTCTTATCGATCAGCTCCAGCCTGTCCACGACAAACACCGGAAAGCCGAGCGCTTCCAGTTGTGCTTTGCGCTTTTTCTGCAAGAGCCGCAGCTGTTTTCCCGGCGCTTTCAGCTCCACAAAGCCGATCTGTCCGCCGGGCAGCAGAACCAGCCTGTCCGGTATGCCGTTCATGGTCTGGCTGGTGAACTTGAACGCAATGCCGCCCTGTTTTCTCACGGCATTTACAAGGGCTCTCTCAATCTTACTTTCCCGCATATCTGCCACCTCGAAGCTCCGGCGCACGCCAGACACCGACTCTGGGATATCGGTGCTTTGCCGACCGCTGCTTTCTCTGTTTTTCTTCCCGGATAACATGCGCAATTGCCATGCACGCGGTCGGGTCACTGCGCCCACAGCAGGGCGTATACTGTACGGCATCGGTTTCGATCTGAATATATCCACAGCTGTCTTTTTCTAACATTGTCATATCCTCACCCTAATCCTTCCTGTAAAACCGGCATTCATAGCCGTCCGCCCGCAGCGGCAGGTCTGCGCACCATTCCAGCGGAACCGACATAATACCGCAGATCTCCTCCACACTGCTCACGCCGTTTGGAACCTCTACAATCATTTCATCGTGCACATGGGCTACAATATCAAAGCCCGCCTGTTCCACGCGCCGCATGGCTTCGACCAGAATATCCCGGCACATGCCCTGCGTAATGTTCTCCACCAGCTTTGCCCCGTAGGTTTCCAGCCGCTCCCACTTGTTTCCGATACCGATGCCCTCATAGGTAATTGACATGTGCCCGAACCGGTTGGGCTCCAGTCTCGGACGGATATACACCAGTCTTCTGCCGGACGGCAGGCGGATCAGCATCATACCGCCCTGATACGCGATACAGATTTTGCCGACGGTCTGCGGCTGTCCGGTGCGAATTGCCTTGTGTGCCGCGCGGTCAATATCGTACCAGAGCCGTACAATCTTCGGATTTGCCTGCCGCCATGCGTCGATAATGTCCTGCAGTTCGGATTCCTTCAGACCGTTTTCCAGTGCGCCCATGCTGATCAGAGCGCCGACCGAACCGCCGTATCCGCATCCCAGTTCCGCCTGCTTGCCTTTCTGCCGCTCCGGGCTGGTTTTGGTGATGGATTCTATGGGAATATGGAACATATTGGCGGCGGTCGCTTCGTAAATCTTGCCATGCGTCCGAAAAACCTCCATACGCCATTCCTCTCCCGCCAGCCAGCTGAGTCCCCGCGCTTCAATCGCAGAGAAGTCCGCGACGATAAAGCGGCAACCCTCCTTCGGCACAAACGCCGTGCGGATGAGCTCGGAAAGCACCTGCGGCGTATTGCCAAAAAAATACTCCAGCGCGCCAAACTGTCCTGTTTTCACGAGATTGCGCGCGATTTCCAGCGGTTCCAGATGGTTTTGCGGCAGATTCTGCACCTGAATCAGGCGGGAGGTAAACCGTCCCGTGTGATTGGCACCGTAGAACAGGAACAGCCCTCTTGCCCTGCCGTCCTGACAGACCGCCCGCTCGCAGGCTTCATATTTCTTTACAGACGATTTTGCCAGCTTCTGCCGGAGCTTGAGCATTTCCAGTACCTCCGCATCGCACCCGCCGCTGTCCAGTTCCTTTACCGCCTGCGCAACCGCTTTTTTGGACAGACTGTCCATCTGGATGCCCCGCACTTCCAGCCAGCCCTTGAGCTGGGACACCGAGTTTGGATTTTCCAATCCGGTCAGCTCATATGCCCGGGCAGTCATCTGCTCGCTGTGCAGCATGTCGCAGGCAATCGCCTGCCGGACAAACGGAAGGTCTATTTTCCAGCCGCGGTCATTGATGCGCTGATCCATATGATAGAACGCAAGTTCCGCTTCTGACAGCGGAAAATGCTGCATCCTCCGGTGAATGTCCCGCTCAGTCGCAACATCCTGCACGCAGTAGGCTTTAAACTCTGACCACTTCTGCGGATCATGCTCCGGCAGGTTTCTGGTTCTGCCTCCATTGGCTTTTGTCGGCCTGCACGGAACACAAAAGTACCGGATCAGGTCTTTGCCCCGTTTGTCCTTCTGTTCCCCGGTTTTCAGCACGGTTGCCACACCGTCCAGCGAAAACGGCAACCCCAGCTCAGCCGCCTGCACCATCGTGCAGTACCAACCGTCCGGGTTCAAAAATTCGCCCTCCTGCAAATACGTTCCGGGATACTGCCGTTTCAGATAACTGGAAAAGCAGACGCGCTCAAACTGTGCATTGTGCGCCATACAGGTCGTACCGGAATCGAAAAAGGCGTCCAGCAGTTCCTGCGGGAATGGCTCTCCGCTGGCAAGGTCTGCAATCCGAACCGGGCCGTCATCGAAAGCATAGGCAACGAGCAAAATCTGAAAGCTGTCCGACTCGGCATAGCGGTACACGCCGCATTTGGCAAGGTTTACGGCCGAGAAGGTTTCAATATCAATATGGACAATGCGCTGTCTCACAGCGAGCTTCCTCCCTTCCTAATCGGAGAACGGCCGGCGGATGCCAGCCGCTCTCCTGCACTGGCTTCTTACCGGAGATAATCGGGCAGTTCTTCCTTCATAAGCTCTTCCTCATCCTCCAGCGCCTCGAATTCCGCCATGGCGCTCACACGGCCGGACAGCGGTTCACCGTCGCTCACCTTCTGGATATTGCCCAGTGAAGCCGCAACGCCGCGGTTGCCATTGGCATTGAACGGATAAAAATTCACCGATACAATGCAATAACAGCCGGAGTACACCTCAGATGGGTCGGTAATCGGCTGGACACGGCGGTCTACGATGCCCGGCTTCTCTTTGTTGTTGGCGTTGATGAAATACGCATTTGCGTATTCCTCGTCATCCGGGCGGTCAATATCGCCGTCGCGCAGCGGCAGTTTGAGGTTTGCCGGAATCTTGCCGTTCCATTTTCCCTTTCCGTTTTCCTTGGCGGTCTGAACCGCTTCGTGAATGGCGCGCAACGTCTGCTTGTCCTCCTTGGAGATGATAAGAGACACGGAATACTTCTCATCCGAGCCGTTGATGGACTTCGGTTCCCAGATATTCGCAAACGAAATGCGGCAGGGAATGTGTACGCGGGTTGCGTTGTTGTTCTGATTGTTTGCCATAATAAACTCCTTTTCGTCATTTAATCCAGTGCCGTAAATTCATCCGGCGCCGCGGTCAGGTCGACCGCCGGACGCTTGTCTGTCTCCGGCACGAGTGTCAGCTTTCCCGGCGGGCGGCAGACCAGACCGCCCAGAATCTCCTGAAATTTCTTCTTTCCCATAAGTTTTTCAAACTCTGTGAGAGTAATCAGGCTTTTCTTATAAATATCCAGATAGCCTGCGGCGACAGCTACCTGTTCCACCTGCTTCTCGTCTGTAAATCGTCTGACCGAGCGCCCTTCCACGACTTTATAGCCCTTCCAGATGACGCCGTGCTGAATCGCTTCCTCCGAGACATAAGCGAACACTTCGTCAATCCACTCAGAAATGCGGTGGAGCATCGGCAGAAGCGCTTCTATCTCTCTGTGATCCAGCGTGGCGGGATTCTTGAATCGCACATTGGGGACAGCATCGGTTTTGTCTGTGCCGTCCAGCTCGCAGAATTCCTCCTGCGCCAGATGCAATGCTTCCTCCGCACGGGCAACACAGTGTGCCTGATGGCGGCAGAATCTACAATGTTCGCCGGGGACCAGCTTGCCTTTTCCCTGATATGCCAGCGCCGCTCTGGGCTTGACATACGTATTGCCCCACCGGATTAACTCCTCAACGGAACAGGTGTAGGTCGCCACGTTGTCCACCCGTGGCTGAACGATTGAAAGTGCCACCTGCTGAATGTCATACATCCATGAACAGGCATTCAGTGCGCCGAGCCCGTACAGCATCAGCTGTGGATTTTCCCGAACCTCCACATACTGGAATCCGGTCTTGAAGTCGATGACATGCATCGTTCCGTCCGCGGCAATGATGCAGTCTGCTGTGCCGAAGCCATCGGGTGCATAGTTGGAATAATCCAGTTGTTTTTCGACCATCACCAGCGGTACCGGGCAGGTCTGTTTGACTTCCTCCAGCGTGTCCGCAAAAAAATGGAGATACACATCGGTGTAGCGTTCGATTTGCTCCGTATAAAACTCCGACTGCGGGCGCGGCATCCGCCCATGCAGGTAGTGCTTCACCTTGTACTCACACAGCTCATGTGCGGCGGTGCCCTCCTCCGCATAGCGTGTGGATGTGTCCGGATAGTACTCCTCCAGCCGCGCCGATGGCGTGCAGTTCAGCCATCTGTGACTGGAGGATGCGGATAACAGTGCATGTTTTCCCATTTTGCCCTCTGTCACAGCCGGTTGAAGTCATAGAGAAACGCTTCATATTTCTCCGGCGGGAGCGCTGAAAGCGAACTCGAACCGTGCTTGTTCAGCAGTGCCTTTACCTTGTCTGCGGGAATTCGGGCTGTCGGGTCGGTGACCTTCGACTGAATGGTGTAAAGGAATTCCTGCTTGGTCATCTGCTTTTTCGGGGCATCCTGCTCCACGGCAGTTTCCGGAGCATCCTCCCAGGGCGGTGTGTTACTGTCCGGCTGTTCCTCCGGGACAATCGGAGCCGTGCCCTGTGCCGCCGTTTCCAGCAGTTTCGCCTGTTCTGCCATCGCGTCAAAAATCATCGCGTATCCCCTGAACACCATGTTCAGACCGCCCGCCAGCTTTGCCGAATCAAAGGTTCCTGTTTTGTCAGACATTTTGTTTTCCTCCATTGCTTCGCAGGATATCCTGCGTCCGAAAATAGTTGGTTTATCCGTCAGATTTGCTGTCATCCGGCACCTCCTTCACGCTGAAGCTGTCCACCATCCTGCCCGGCAGAATGATAACAAACTGCTGTTTCTTCCCGAACAAAGCGTTCAGAAAACGATTGCGGAGCGTGATGCGTCTGGCTGTCAGCACCGGCTCCCCCGGATTGCCGGGCGTGTTGATGTCCACATGAAATTTCCTGTTCATATCGCTGTGCCTCCTTCCCTTTGGATTTTAGGGAGTTGTCCCCTTCACCTGCTGTCGTGGGAAATCGGAAATAACAGGCAGTCACAGAAAAATTTTTCAAAAAAGCTTCCGCATTCGTTTCAGCGCCGCGCGCAGGGCATCGGTCACCGACTGCTGGCGGATGCCCAATGCGTCTGCAATCTGCTGCTGTGTCAGCTGTTCAAAGAAATACAGCTTCACAATCCGGCGCTGGCGGTCGGTCAAGCAGTCCAGCAGTTCCGCAATGCTGTCCTGCTGAACGATGTGTGCCAACACATCATCTTCTGTCTGATTTTCGAGCTGTTCCCACGGGTCAGTGCCATCTTCATATGCATACTGCCGGTTTCCCGTGCGGTCACCTTTCCGGTTCATATTGTTCTCCGCGGCCCGCTCTTCGCCCCGGAGCGCCACGACCACGCTCCATTCCATTTGCTCCAGCGTTTCCGCAGAAATGGTATGCTTCTCCGGCAGACCATTTTTTCCGCCATCAAAGGTATATGTATACGAACCGCATTCCGCCAGATTGACCACCGTAGAACCGGTCACGCTTTTGTAGGTGACAAACCCGCTGGGATATACCGCCATACTTCCGTCTGCACTGACTGCCACAGGTTCTTCGTTTTCCCGGAGATATTTCGGCGTAGGCTTGTTTTTCCCAATAGTACTCCTGACCATGGAGCGCAGTGCTTGGAAGGTAATGTGTTCGTTTTTTCTGTTCATGATTCTCTGTCCTTTCCGCTCTGGATGCGGTTGGGGCAAAGAATCCTCCTTCCAATAAAAAACGGCCCTATGTGAAGTACACACAGAGCCGCCGGGTCGATATCTGTCTTAAAAATGAGCGCAACAGGCTGAGGGTACTTCCTGCGGTCTGTACACGGTTGATTGTCAAATCATTCCGTGTTCCAGAACCGTATGAGATATCCTTTGCCCTATTGCAACTCAGGCACGATATTTTGTTTTATTCTGTTGATTGGTTTGCTTGTCTTGTTGAAAATAAAAAAAGAGCCGCATGATTGCCCACCTGTTCCGTAAACAACAGCCTGAAAAGACTGTCTGGTTAGTTTTACGGCTTAGGAAGTCATCGCAATCATGCGGCCCCTTATAGCACAGCTACATCAGCTCACTCTATTCTTTTTTCGTTTCCGGTTACGAAATCCTGCGAAAGGATACTCTGCGCATGGAAAGAACATCGAAAACGGTCTCCTTCCCGCACACCTTGCACTTTGTCTGTACATGCCCGCGGGTATCCTCGAATACCCGGATGGATTTGCTGTTGCAGTACGGACACTTGATAAATCTGGATTTCTGTCCTGAAACCTCGTCGCTGGAGCATCGGATTTTCTGCATCATCTCCGGCGTAAGCGGCTTAAACGTCCTCCTCATCGTTCCACACCTCCAATGTTCCCTGATATTCCGTATATGGTTTGTCCAGTAAATATCCCAGCTGACGCAGCCGGATTTCCAGCGCACTGCGGGATACCTCCAGAATTTCACAAATGTTCTTCATCACCCAGTAATCATGGTAAGAAAATGCGTGTTCATAGCAGATCAGCTTCCTGCCGCAGGCGTATTTCCTCATACAGCCTGCAATGACTGCTTTGGGCATCAGCAGTGCCGCACCCAGTGCATTTGCCTGCCATTCATTCCAGTCCTCCTGTGATTTGAGATCACGGAGGGAGTATGTACGCTTTTGTACCTCCGGCGTCGGATTGTCTGCATTCTCATACCGATGGAGAATCTGATGGGCACATTCATGTGCCAGTGTAAACCGCCGGCGGCCCAACTGCTGTTTTTTATCCAACAACAGTCGTTCCTCCAACAGGACAGTATCCGCAGGCAGTGAAATGACCTGTGTTTTTCCATGACAGAGCAATTCCAGCTCCACCGGAGAAAAGGTGGTTGCCCCCAGAATGCTGAAATCGTCAGACAATCGTTCATATCGAATATGCAAACCCAAAAAGCTCCGCGCAAGACGTTCCACATCGATGGCGTCCAGTGTCACTCGGCCCGGTTTGAATTCCCTGAGGATGGAATCAGCAATAACATCCAAATCCTGATATGATAAAATCATAAGCACACATCCCTTCTCTGAGTCAATAAAGGAAACTGAGTTACATACTCTTGAAAAAAAATTCTTCGTATTCAT